ATTTTTTATTATAACTATTAAAAGTTAACCATACTTTTTTGTATCCTAAATTTTCATAATAATCAATTTGTGCAGGAAGTATATGCCTAGCTTGGCACCAGTAGCCTCCTCCTCTATAGTCAGGATGCGTAAATGTTCTAACCCCAATAATAGGCACATGATTGAAAACATATGCTCCTGCCATTGCTATTGGAGTTCCGTTGTGGTGCAATATGTTAAACACATCAAATCTTTTTTTATTAAAGAAAGCATAAAGAAGTGTATCATTTTTGTGATGCCAATCTACAATATCATAATTTTTTGCTGCAGGATCATCTAGCATACTTGCTAACTGCGATAAGTTAGTTAATGAGTTATGTTGTTTTGACGTAATTGTTTTGTCATTAAATGTTTCTAATATCATAATAGCTTTTCAAAAAATAGGCTTAATCCTAATTTTGATTCTATTCCTTTTTTTCTAAAATCTGTGCTTGCATGTAACTTTAATGAATCAAAAACAATTGCACTTCCTAATTGCCAAGGGAACTTATTATCTATGCTTAGACCATTTAGCCATTCTGTTTTTAAATGGGGGAATAACTTGTCAGTCAGTTGTTTAGGTATCGGTGTTTGTTTTAAATTTTGTACATCTTTGTAATCATATACAGCACGATTATAATATGTTTCTTGCTTAGGACCGCCTTTAAAAAACTTTGCGGCTCCTTCAAAGTATGATTGTTCAAAACACACTAATTCTGTTAAAGAACTTTCTTTATCTTCTGGCCAAACTTTAATAGGCATACTAACTGCTTTATATGCATCTGGAAATTTGTACATATCGTCATCATTGTGTACTACATAAGGAACATTTGTATAAAAAAATTGTCCACCCCAGCATTTGCAATCTTCGCCAAGTTGATTTTTAATTTTTTGGATTACTAGTTTAATAATGTTTGAATCTTTTATATCTTTAAGATTGACTGTAATAGGGCCTGTGTTTTTTTCAATAGTATGTAATTGGGTACTTGTCCATAGATCATATAACTTAACTAACTCTAGATCGGTAAGGAAGTTTTGAATACAGTATGCTGGCGATAACCTATCCTGTAGCTTTTCTATAGTAGCATAATTACGCATCAGGTCTCGCCGTGCTTTAGTAAGTCCATAGTTCTAAGAACATTTTCAAAAGTCTTAGGAACGTTCATAACTAAATGTATACTACCGTGTACATAGCTGTGCGTCCTGTGTGCTTTTTGTGTGTTTACATAGTAGCACCTGCCTTCTTCAATAGTACGCATAGTGTAGTCATGCTCCCATTGATAATTTTCAGATCCTGTATTAGTTAAGAAAGCAATTATTCTAAATGTGTTTCTGTTTATTAACACACTATCTCTATGATAAGGAAACCAACCACCTTTATTAACTTTTACAAGAGTACAACGGCCAAGCTGAGGCCAAATATTGGAAATTGGTTTAAGACTTGGTAATGATTCAAATAATTCTGTGGGAACTGTAAAGTCAGTTTCTCTTAAAAGTTTTCCAGTACGCTTCCTTACTTCGGGTAAACTAATACTATCAAAAGGAGTATCGCCTTCTAGTCCTACATAGTTTAATCCTTCACGGTCGTTTTTTTCACCTTCTCTTGCTAGGTAAGGAACCCACTTGCTGTCATACTTTGCTATTTCGTTTTTAAATTTTCCTAAATTAATTTTTACCTTTAGTGGAACAAAATCGCCCAATGCATTAAGTTGTGTTTCACAAACTAAATCCATCATCTTAGGTGCGGGAATATTTCCTTCTCTAAAATTTTTAAGATAGCTAAACTTTGCTAGCTCTGCTTTTTCTTCATTAGTTATCATCTATTTCTCCTATATACTTTTCAAACTCAGGAAAGTGTTCTAATAGATTTGTGTTCCGAATTTTATCTAGCTTACGTAAGTATTTAAGTCCTTCAAGGAACTCTTTGTGACTATGCTGAGGCTGCTTGAGGATATCAAATACAACTCGAATAGACGGATGTGTTATATCAGGTCCAATCATCTTACGCATGTATTCTTGTTTTATTTCTCGAGGTAAATTTATTGCACGTAAGTTTTCTGGATAGGTAACAACATTATTCCAGTCTATTGCTTCTTTAGGATTTAGTCCTACAGACTCTATCCAGTCGTGCATCTCTTTTACATATCCTACATTGAGCATTTGTATTGCAGGAACTAACCGTAAAAATACATTAGGGTTACTAGCAAACTTTCTTACGTTAGTATCAAACTTTTTCCAATTGAGTCCTGACCTTACATATGAGCCTCTTTCAAATACGCCATCCATGCTTATTAAAATAGACATGCTTTTAAACAAGTGTGCATTCTTTTGTACAATATCAGGCACTATTGTTCCGTTAGTAATTATTAACATATCAATATTGCTAATATTTGGACTGTCTATAAACATTTGAAACAGTCGAGGAAAGTCTGGGTGTATTAAATTCTCACCACCGACTAAATTAAACTTAGGAATACTGTCAATTATTTTTTGTAATTCTGTAAAATAGGCATTACGTGTATCAGGAGTAAACGGTTCTAATTCTGATTTATCTCCTGCACTCCATCCTCGAGGAAATCCGTAATGTTGTTTTGCTTCTGCAGCAATTTTACTACTTGCATTTGCACTACACATCACACATTTTAAATTACAAATATTTCCTAATACTTTAAAGTTTACGTATAGTAGATCATCGTACGTATAATCAATATTTTTTATATGTTTTATAACATTTACTTTTGCTTTTGTATTACTGTCGTATCTTTTATTTTCTGTTTGTCTACGACTGCGTACACCATCTCTATTATTTTTTAAACATTGACTACATGCAAATTTTGTTACATCACTAAACTCGTCTATAGGCTTTAACATATCATTTCTAATTTGTTTGCTTACATCACTGTTCCAATACTCTAATGGAGTCATTTCTTTAGTGTTAAGATCTGTGCGTTCTCGATGCACTTCACCTATACAACATACTCTATAAAATCCATCAGCAGTATGCGCCATTTGAATAAACGGATCCATACACCAAGGTTTTTTATTCATAACTTATCCTTAAATTTAGCTATTTCTGGAAACGTTTTGTCAAAATTTAAATTTCTTCTTTTATCGTACTCTTTGATAAATGTTAGAAATTGGGCGCGGAATTTGTCTACGTCTTCATATTCAACCAACGAAAGTTCTAATGTACGCTGAAACTTATATTTCTCTGTTTTGGAGAAACTGTCTTTATTCATTTTCATAAATCTTTTAAACTTTATTACTTCAACGTTTCTAAGTTCTGCAGGAAGTATACGTAGATTTAAATGTGACGGCCACGTAACATCATTACTGTGTAGTGTTACTCTTTTTGCTCCGTATTTAATTTTAAACTTAGTTAACTCTTGCACTAGATCTGTAAGCGAAGTAAAACTTAACGCATTATTAGTAAGATTAACTTCAACTTTCATATTAGTTTCAGTTAACACCCTATGCATATTAAGCATAAATTTATTGTAATCTAATCCAAACCTACTATATTCAGCTTTTTCTTTTATTGATTCTATACTTGTAGATATTCTAAACTTTTCCGGGTCCCAGTTTTTTATTCTATTCATAAACCTATCAAATATTTTGTCTGGCGGACATAAGTTTGTGTTAACCATAACTGTCATACTTAACTTTTCTAGTTGAACTTTATCTAATACTTTCCAAAATTCTTTTGACAGTAATGGTTCGCCGCCTGTAATAGTTAAATGCTGCAGACTATGCTTTAATCCGCTATCCCACCATTTCCAAAATGCATCGTTATACGGATTTACTTCTCTATTAGGTATTGGTTCTTTTGCACCAAAGGCCGGAATTCCTTTTATTTCTCCATGCTGTACTATTTCTTCTGCCCATAGACTGCTATTTTGAGGGCCGCAATACGAACACTTAAAATTGCATGTTCGATCAAATGCAATATCTAAATGTACAGGAGCATGTGTTAGATTTTTAACAATTTCAGCAGGGTCAAGCTGGTGTAAATTTATAAATTTATCACTTTTCATAATCCTGTCACTAGTAAAGCCTTGGTCTTCTCTGGTCCAACAGTAATTACATTCTTTTGGGCGTTCACCGTCTAGCATTTGTTGTCTGTATTCTTGGACAAGTTTATTATTTGTTAGTGCTGTATGATCTGCAGATACTTCTTCTTTAGGTGTTACTACAGGTCTACAATGATGACAACTGTAGGACGTACCTTCGTAAGTTCTTACGTTAGTTCTAGCCCACTTTGCTATACAAAAAGTAGGACTAATATTGTCTAATATTTCTTTAGTTTTTTCATACATTATTTGAATCCAATTTTCATAAACCTAGTATAGTTGGAAAGAAATAATTCACCTTCAAATTTAATATCTGACATAGGAGCTGACTTACTAAATGTATCTAAGTCGGCACTACAATTTATATGATCTGGTACTTCAAAGTAATCGTTGCTTTGCAGTACAACTAGTTTGCCATTAGGTATTTTTGCATACCATTCTGCAAAGTTTTCAATGTGTTCGCAACTTGTGTTTATAATAGTGTTTGGAGTTTCTGTTAATTCTACCTCAGATCCGTCTGATCTTTTAGTAGTATATCTAAAATTATCATATCTTAAATCATGTATGTCCAATGTTGATGCTTTAAACCTCCAATCATCCTTTACGTGATGTTTGTTAACAGTCTCAGCAACCGATTCACATAACGGGTCTATGTCAAAACTTCTAATTTTTTTTATTGCTAAATTAGCGTCAAGCATCATTGCGGCTAATGTAGCATACCATCCTCCACATAAAAATACTGTTTCTAAATTCCAATGGCCGCACTCTAATGTTTCAACTAGCCAACGCTTGCTTTTAAGTTGTCCCCAGCTAAGTGCATCAGTTAGATCTGCGTAATTCATATCAGAGGCATTTCTTAAATTATTAAAAATAGGATTTCCTGTTAATACAAACATTCTTCCAAAGATGTCTTTGTCGTCTTGCCAATTAATCATTAAATATATCCTGTAACCAGTCAAAGTCGTTTATTCTACACAACTCTTGTGGTGAATCCTTGTGTTTTTCGCCGTATGCTTTACCTTCTATAGCACCACGTATAGAGTATTCACCAAATGGATTTGTTTTTCCTCTAGTACACCATGTATTTAGACGCTGTTCAGTTTCAATATCTTTTTGCCTATCAATTAAGCCGCTTGACAATTTACAACACTCTCTAAATGCTCCTTTCCATGTATTAAATGGATCAGTGTTAAATGCTGTTATGTTTGCTAGCTCTGGTACCGCTTTAAATTTACTACTGATACTAGTTGTCATGTCAGGTTTTGATATATCCATATCAATAGTCATTTGCTTAGGAAACAACTTAACACCACCGTACCCATATACTAACGCATTAACAGAATTTCTTGCTCTCCACACATGTACGTTATCTAACTGGTGATCAGGAACAACATAATCAAAATTAAATTTATCAACTATTTGTGCATCACCGTCTACAATCCAAAACATTTTAGTAAAACATTTCTTTGCAGCGGCTATGTGTGCTTGATGTATTCCTTTAACACCATGTACACGTTTTGCTAAAGGAAATCTTGCTTTTAGTTTAGCATAGTTTTCATCTGCGTTAGGTTCTTGATATGATATGAATACAATGTCGTACATTATTTTCTAGTATTTCCATAATGTATTACTGTACACTTTGGATTAACATATGAGCGCCACGGATCAACTACTATACTACCATCAGGTATATCGCAATACAATTTGTCTGCACTAGTTTTACCGGTATACTTGTATGTAGTACTGGCGCTGTGTGCTAATAAAAATACACAAGGCACGTCTGAGTTAAAATCGTTTCCTGTTAGTGGATCTACATATACAGGTTCATATTGTTGCTCTTCACAGTAATGTCCAATTAGTAAACTATAACTACCATCACAGTATCCTACATTTGGCTTGTATGCTTTACCATGAATAACAATTATCATATCATGTTCTTTAGCATGTTTCACTAATTCTAGTGCAATGTTCTTTGCTTGTATTTCTCTAGCGTTCATAATGCTGTCAAATAAATCGTATCCTAAATTTAACTCTTCGGCCATATAGCGTAGTGCAATATTATCACGTGGATGACAGCCGCCGCCATCGCCCATACCAGCTTTCATATACTGTGGACCCATGATACGCATAGTTGACTTGGCTAACGCATCTGTAACTACGTCAACATTAATGTTTCCTTGTTTTTGGGCTACGTCTTGTATCATATTAGCAAGTCCAATCTTAGTGCTAATAAATGTGTTATAAAATACTTTGATACACTCGCACTCATCCCAAGTACCAATCTCGTAGCGTGGATTGTTTTCCATTATAGTTTTATAAAAGGCTACAAGTTGTTTTGCATCTCCTGTAGCACTTCCGTCTTCAGTGCCAATCATTACCATCTCTGGATTAACCATATCCCATGCTACACTGCCCATTGCAATCAAGTAAGGGTTGTATATAAAGCGTGTGTTAGGTACAAGGTCAATAAACTGCTTACGTGTTGTTCCAGGCAATACCGTACTAATAAGCACAAGCAATTGATCCTTTGTCATATGCTTGTTTGCTTCTACTAGTACATCCTTTACAATATCGTAATTAAAGTCTTTTGGTGCTAAATGTGCAGTTGGTTCTCTGCCATCGTAGTCTGGATCGTGTGGAGTAGGCACTGCAACAAACACAATGTCTCTACCCTTTACTGCATCTTCAATTGTAGGCATCATTGTTACTTGATGACTGCTGCAAGAAGTAATATCGTATCCTGTAACATTATGTTGTTTACTTGCCATTGCTTCTGCACACGGCATGCCTAGCTTGCCTGTGCCAATAAATCCTATTTTCATTTTATGTCCTCTATTATGACTTGTTATTTTTACTTATTTCATGAGCAACAATATTAACAACCATCTTGGTTCTCTTTTCTAAATCTGTTATATCATCAAACGAAGTATCGCACCAGTCTGTTAAATGTGATATATCTTTATTAAATTCAGTCATGTAATATCTTTTAAGATTTCTTAAAAACCCTTTACTAGCAAGAGGAATAAATTTTTTATTCATCAAAATACATTTTACAGTTTTTTCTGTCGGGAAAAAATTGTCCTGCATAGTGCAACCAGTTGTTTCTGGTACTATTACAAAATCAACTGCGTTGTATAATTCAGCATTGAACTTTTTTGTGTGAGATATTTGCATATTAAATTGGTTAGTATCTGCAACTAACGGTAATTTTAACTTTTTCATTTCATCCTCAATAACGGTTTTAGCGGAGGGCGATAAAAAATTTTCAGTTTTATAATCGTCAATTTTTCGAGGATCGAAATCTTTATCTATGTAATCTTCTCCAAAATAACTAACATGACCGTATTGTAATAAATTATATTTTGATAAAAGTGCTATTAGAAAAGTTCTCGACGGATTTAATTTGCCTGTTAAACAAAGATACCTTTGTTTAGGCAATGTATCAGCATTAATGTCTGGCTGGTATATATTACTATATCTAATAAAATAGTGATCTGGCGTACATATTAATCCTTTTTGTGTTAATTTTAACAGTAAAGGATATTGATTTAAACGCTCGTGATTGACAGGATTACAAAAATAATGCACAGCTCCCAGATCACACTGCAATATATTAGATAAATTTTCTAATATTTCTAAAACAGTGTTATTTAAGAATTCATATGTACCATCAATGTAAATTATTTTTTTAGAATTTATATATTCACAAATTTCCTTGTCTTCCATTGAGGAGAACGTATTAAAGTCAATTAATACTGCTTCTGCATCTTGTAATGATGTTATATTAGTTAATTGTAGGAAACTTAAACCACTATTATGATGTAAGGGAAATGTTTTTTTATTAAGTTCCATTATTATTACTTTTTAATATATTATATAGCTTATCTCTAGTGCCAGCTAGGACTGATGAGTTTGAGTTAGAAAGTGCTGCATCTGTTCCTGCGCGGCGGCGAAGCACTCTCATGTTATGTTTGAATGTTGGAAGCATTTCTTGCATTAATGATGTTAACTCTTTTGGAGATTTATCAATAAATTGTTTAATAGCAGCGTTAACTTTACGTATTTTTGTTTCATAATGCGGTTCGTCATCATAGCTTTCGTCAATCCATTGACCAAATGTTTTGTATCCAAACTCTTTTAATTTTTCTAATGATTTATAGTTTCCGCATAATACAAATGGTTGCCAATGTGTTATTGGCTTAAATACCTTTTCACTAAAAAACAATTGATTACTTGTAGCGTTTGTTTCTGTAACTATATGCAAATAGCTTTTCTGAAACTTTTCTGTGCTGGGGTCCCAGTTAGGGTTAGTAGTTTCTGGGTCTATCCCATCATCATATGCTAACGGTAAATGCTCTCGAATATTGTTAGCATAGCTATTCCACAGTTCTGGAAATCTATTATTAAAATCAGTTTCTAACTGATCAGAAATACATTTTTCACCGTAGCCACCGCCGAGTGCTACTGTTAAAATTCCTGTTTGATCAGATTGTGTTAGTGCTGATGCAACTGCTAGTCTATGTACTTCGTGTCGACGATTTAAACATATGTATTTGTAAGGTCTAATGTCATCTATAAAATCAGGGGTATGCGGATCAAAATGTCCCGGCATTCCTAACTCCCAACAGCTATGAGGAACCGTTGTATATCGTTCGTGAGTTAAATAATTGCCTGTCATTAAAACAATACGCTCATCTTTAATATTATATTTTGTTTGTATATGTTCAATGAAATGATCAACATATGTAGAAAAGTCCCAACCTTCTTGTACGCTTTGTATAAGCAGAAAACATTGTCCTGATCTAATAGCTCTTAATATATCGTCAGGTATGAATAGACTATCCTTCATTGGACTGCGGTGCATGTTACTGTTTACAAGCACAATAGGATAATAAAACTTTTCTTCTAAAGGAATTTCGTCAATTTCATCAAACACATGCTCCATTAATTGTATATCATAATAGTGCTGGTGATCATCATGTGTATTATTATTTAATGCTTCGCGAGCGACTGCATCAGGAAAGCCATTAAAGCGTATCTCTTTATTATCAAAGTTTTCAATATAATATTTTATATTATTTGTTTTCATACAATGCATTCCTTAGATCATTTAGTAAATTTAGTTTAATACAAATACCGTGTCTTCGATCAATATTATTAAGATTGTGTCGAAAGATTGGTTTCATTTTTTCCATTATAGTAGTTAGTTCGTCAGTGGGTTTGTTAATAAAATCTTTGATGCTATCCACAAGTAACTCTAATCGTTTTACTGCACACGATTCGTTATCATAACTTTCGTCAATGAAATTACTAAATGTCTTATATCCAAGTTTTTTTAATTGTACTAGTGTACCTGGGTTTCCATATACAACAAATGGCTGACAGTGCCACATAGGTTTAAATATTTTTTCGCTTAAAAATAAAGTATCGTCCTTGTAATATGTTTCTGTAATAATATTTAAATAACTTTGATGAAACTTTTCTAACTTATCATCGTAGTTAGGATTTTCTATATCAGGATATATTCCATCGTCATATGTTAGTGGTATAGCCGGAAGTAGTTTTTCGCCGTAGTCGTTAATTAGTTCTGGAAATTCTTTACAGAATTCCTGTTCCATACCTTTATAAAAATCATTTCCAAATCCGCCGTGTTTAGCAACAGTAAGAATTCCTTTACGTTTGAACTCAAACATCTTAGTTGCTAATGCTATTCTATGGGGACTAGGACGTCTGTTAAGGCATAAAAATTTGTGCTTACGTGTGTTACTTACATTGTCTAACCCCGGCTGTGTAAAATCATCTAGACGCATTTCTTCCCAAAAATTATATGTAACAAGACTAACATCTAAATTTTTAAGATAGCCTCCGTCCATAATTACAAAGCTGTCGTCTTTTAAATGCAACAGCGTTTTTATTTTCTGTATAAGAGGCTTCCAAAATTCTTTATAGCTCCATCCTTCGTACGGCGATACTAGTAAAATTTTACACTGTCCATTTCGTATAGTGTTTAATATATGCAATTCAATTTTAAGGGTGTCAATAATGTCAGTAATTTCTGTTGCACTAACAACTATAGGATAATAATATCTATCATACGGTATTTCCTGTATTTGTTTGAAAACATAACCAAACATAGTATTAGCATTGCCGTAATGATATCTAAGGTCGTCCCTAGGATACAATGCATTTGACTGGTCGATAACGTCTTTTGAAAATCCGTTAATATACGGATGCCTGTCGTCTACAATAGAATTTACTCCATTGTCTTCAATATACAATTGTACTTTTGAATCTTTTATAAACATTATTTCAATTCTTGAATAAATTGTTGATTGTCTGTTCTAGCAGGGTTTTGGTATACTGCTTTAAAGAACTTACTTTGTTGTGCATCTAATGGATTTACTGAAATAGGAATGTCTAACTCATCAATAAGACTGTTACCTAACCGTTGAATTGATTCTAACAAGTTGTCGTCATGTATATACACACTAACGGTCTCATCCCAATACTTGTTTAGATATTTAAAGTCTCTTACTTGTACGTAATCCCAGTCTGTACACATTGTCATATACAGGCCTTCTCTAGCACCATAGATAGCCCATAGGCCGTTCTTAACGTCTGCACCTATCATAGTCCAAATGTACAGCCAATGTAAGCAGCGCCAGTGATTGTTTTTAAGTTCGTCTTTACTAATTCTTGCGCCACGGTCAGTTGCAAGCTTTACACCTTCTCTAAAGCCTGCTCTCCACGCCTGTCCAGCAGTTTCGTTATTATATACATCTGAGTAACAGCTATTCATTTGTATGTATTTTGCATCCCAGCAAAAGTCTACTTGTGCATGTGCGTTGTTAGGATCAGCATTTTCATGTGTGCGCATATTCAGCACATAATCTTTAGGCCAACACTTTAGTCCACCATTGCCATACATTAATCCGTTTATTTCGTTTCTGCCGCACCAGCTTATTACTGTGCTTGTTAAGTCTTCATGTTCGTCAAAGTCAAGTACTTGGTTTAAGAAATCTTCGCGGATTCTATTGTCACCGTCTACTGTAATAAAGCGATCTGTTTCACTTAGTTTAGCACATGCCTTGTGTGCAGCATCGCTACCATCTACTCCGTGTACACGTTTTGCCCAGGGAACTATTTTGCATAGGTCTGCATAGTTTTTTTCTGCGTTAGGTTCATCATAACTTAGATAGATGATGTCGTAATCGATTGGCTTAAATTTTGCCATTAAATAACCTCGTGTGCGTAACTGTCAAAATATTTTGCTGTGTATATACTTACACTATCCTCGTTACTCTCGTAGTCAGACGTGAACGGAATTGCAACTAATGTATTGGTAAGTAAGTCAGCAACCTTAAATTCTAAACTTTTGTATAAAATATTTGGATCGTATTTTGCAGTCACACTAAGATACAATATGTCAGTAGGTGCGTAGCCGCTGCTAACTAAAAATTTCTTAGTATACGGATTAAGAACTATATTCCAACAACTGTTAGGTATATTTTGTTGTACAATAATATCGTATTCCTTATCAATCTCTGCTTGATATAAATATTTTCCTGAAAGAATGATATTTCCATTTTTTACTTTGATAGACGGAGTGTAATCTAACTCCAGCGTTGTTAATGATGCTGTTTCTTCTATATCATCTAATTCTACTTCCCAAATTGCCTCAGTTTCAAGTGAGCAGTATAACAGTTTATTAGACGTAGCATAAAATAAGATACTTAATTTATCTTTGTCGAAGGGTTGCTCTATAATTGCAGTTCTGTAAATACTGTTGTTATCTAGTATAAGCATATTTGGTCTTATAGTAGAAACTGTTTCTAATAGTTTATTTTCGTCAGCATACAATAATACATTTTTAACAACAATTTCTACATTATCCATTGTAAATTCTGTATTAATAGCTTGGTCTTGTAGGAGTTTGTAAACAATGTTTTTATGCCATACGTGTTGTCCTGCAACATGTTCTAATTCTTTATACCACACATCAACGTGGATGCCAACATATTCAGGAATTGTTGTTAGTTTTTCTACATTATGGCTTTGAGTCGGAATAGAAGTAAGTTGGACATTTTCTAAATAAAGAGTGTGCTCTGATTCGTTCCATTCCGTTGGATCTGACATAAGCTTATAAACATTTTTATTATGCCAAACATGTTCACCTGCGCGATAGTTACTTACTTCACTATCATTCCAAATGTATACACTAATTCCTTCATGAACCCGTGTTAAAGACATGTGTCCGTCATGAGAATTTTTAATAATCGGTAATTGGTAGCACATAGTAGAAGCTGTTTTATGATTATCTTCATATGCAACTTCTTTCATAAGTATTTGTTTAACAGACATGTCATATGTTATGATGAATTCATCTGTCCGTTTTACACCAGTTAAGAGAGGCGCTGCTTCCTCAGGCGACACTGTAAGAATCTTGTATTCTTCATTAGGTACATTATGTCCGCTAATTTTATGGATTTTGCCAGTTTTTTGATCGTAGTATATATATGCTTCTGCAGTTTCAACACTTACTTTAATCTTTTTTAGTAAATTACGTAAATCAGACATTTGTTAGTCTCCTGTATCTTTCTATAGCTGGAGACTTTTCTAAAAAGTCGCTTTCAGTATAATGTAGTATTCCAGTTTGTGCATAATTGCCAATCTTTAAACTACCAGCAATATCAATATATACACCCATTTGATCTTGCCAACTACTATTAACTTCTTTCCAGCCTTGACAATACGGTTTCATGTGAGTAAAGCTTGGAAATTTAGCTGTATTGTTTGTAATAACTTCTGTGCAATTTAATATGCGGGTAACTATAGCTGCACATACATCAATACTTACATGCTTTGGCCTAGTGTTGCTTTTAAGGTGTTGTTCATAAAATGCTTCCCAGTTGTTTACTACTAACTCTAGCCAAGCATAAAACTCTTGTGCAAATTCGCACTTCTTAAAATAGTGCAACCCACTAAACAAATTAGGAAGATTGTTATCAATAAACGTTTGTCTATAATAACTAGTGTCAGCAATATCGCCTCTGTATGTTAGTACATTACTAGTAAAGAACATTTCGTAATTAGCTAAGAAATCCCACCATACATCAATGTTTTGTAATACTAACATATCAGTATCCATTACAATAGTTTCATCATAAGGACTAGCGTGGTATAATTTATGTCTGTTTTCAACTTTCCATTCACTGTCTTCGGCGCTGTCGCCAAACGGAATAGGTATAATCTTATCAAAAAGACTTATATACTCTGTTGGTACTTCATCATTTGTGATTAAACTAATGTTTGCATCATTATAAGTGTGTAAACTCATTGCTAATAAAGCAGCTTGTTCTACATAATTATCAGTTGCATTGTTTTGTGCAAGAACTACAATTCCTTTAGTCATTTGCAAACTCCTGATCAATTATTCTGTTAAGACTAGCTTTGTTCATTATGTGAATAGTTTGTCCTTGTGTCTTTAATGCAGTGTATTCTCCGATATAATCTTTCTTTTCTACTAAGAACATAAATTCGTCATTATTCATTTTCCATAGAACATCTCTGTCAGTAGTATACAGCATACTTCCTGGTAGCTGCTGGGCAAAGTCGCCTTTCTGGAAACCATTCATTATGTGTATTGCAATACTAAAAGCAAAGTCATTCCTAAACAAGCTAGAAGTTATTTGGTATACTCGTCTATAATGATTCCATTCTTGTTCTATATGCTTAATTAAGTCAAAGAAGATCTTGTTAGATTCTGACTTTTTAAAGTACACAACAGTTGCCCAGTAAAAGTCAACACTTGTATCACTTATTTTATCGAATTCAGTTTCGTCTCGTACTTTTGCTACATCATTAGACTTTTTATAAATTAATAAGTCAGATTTTGATGTAAATACCGATTTTAATAAATCATTTGAAATAATGTAATCAGTGTCTAGTAATAAAGTTTCGTCATACGGGCTAAGTTCATATACATTTGCGCGATTAGCATTTTTAAAACTAGCAGTTTTTTTAGAAAGTGTACCATCAAAGAAATATCGCATATTAGCGTTAGCAGTTTGGTCTAAGTTAATAACATTATCAAAGTCATTAATGCCAAATGCTGTTTCTAAGTACTCTGTACTATCTGTAGCAATAGTAACAGGTATGTCTAAGTATTGTTTTATTCGTCTTGCAAGAAATACTGCTTGTTTCACATAATCAATATGACCATTATTTCGTGCAATTAAAAATGCACCTTTATTGCTCATGATTAACTAGTTTCTCCACACTACGGGATGTCTTTAATTGCAAGTATGCTGAATGATAGTTATTAGATGCAGTAGTATACAAGTCTATAATATTGCTATAAAAATCACTTAGGTCTTCTACTAGGCAAGGAATGTTATTATCGTCTGTAATAACAACTTCGTCTTGATCAGCAGATACCATTGTACTTACAAATGTAATTAACTCACGAGTAATTGTAAATTGCGATCCACTGTAAAAGTGTATTAATTCTTCTTGGTACTTTTCTGCTAACAGTCGCTTCTGATTACTCAGTGTTAGCATATAATTAGAAAAGTCTAGTGCTTTTTCTAAACGCTCATCCATAGTTAAACTCCTAGTTTATTATTACTACTAGTATATATTGGATTTAATGATTTGTCAACCAGTAAGGTGGCTGTTTATGAAAGAGGTCTTGTTGTAAGTCCAGTAGGATCGTCTGATATAAGTGCTGTTGCGTGTGATGTTCCGTTAATAGTTACTGTGCCGTCTGCTGCAACTGTTTGCACAACACTATTAAATGTTCCGTAGACTATTTCATCAATGCCGAAGCCGTCTACGTTATTAGGGGCGCCGTCTATAAATTCTACTTTAAATCTTATAGCAGAAGTACTATCGCCCGTTGTATAATTCATTGCGTACACGTTATATCTGTTTCTTGCATATACATTGCCGCCGGATCTAGTATAAACTATCTGATAGCTTCCTGAAAGATCGTGACTTCCTATGCTAGTGTCTGAACCGATGCCAGCATTATTTACTGTATTTGTGCCTTTAAAACTAACTGTGCCCATAGCGTTTAATATTGTTTGCCAGTCGACTGTTTTTGCTTGACTTCCGGTATAGTCAACTGATGCACTAAGACGTATTTCGCCACCTGAATTAAAATAGTGCCTACGAGCTTGTGCTGTTGGAAAGGACATTGTAAATATGTGTGAAATTGTAGTAGTCCAGGTGCCGGTTCGTGAGCTAGATGCTTCAGGAGCTGCTGTTATCCGCAAATTTGTCGGATCTACTGTAAATCTGTCAGTTGCAATACTTGATGCTAAAGACTCTAATCCTATTACATACGACTCTTCAATTTTGTCAGCAGTAGCTCCGTTAGTATTATAGTCACCTACTACAAATGCACTAATGGCTGCGGCTGCGCCTACTTGGTGCGCTCTAGTGCGTATTAGGTCAATGTATAAATCTTCGTAATCTTGTGCTGTAACCTTAGATGCTGCTGAAGGTGACAATAGTCCCCGTGTACCAACTACACTATTTGTAGTAACGCCTTGTCCGTAGCCGTAGGTAGGATTGCCAATACTTGAATTTGAAAGTACAAGATTTACTGCATCCTTAAGCGTATTGTATCTACTAGCTAATATAGTTGTTGGCATTTACTTCCTCTTTTGCTTTAAGTATTTATTTAAACTTAAACTTAAAATAAAATGTGTGGCTTATGCCAGTGATGAAGTATTATAATAAGTGGGCGCAACTACAGATATATCGCCGTTTGCACGATAATGTTGTAAGATGCTGTTCAGTGTTCCGTCTACGTTATTATCAATGTTGCCAACTTGCACTATGTCATTAAAGTCAACTCTAATAATAATGCGTGTTGCAATATCTGACCTTGCTTTAACAGTATATATATTACCTGCATATACACCCTGGTTTGTTCCCGAGCCAATCTTCTGGTATATATTTTGGAATGAAGGTGTTAAGTCATAATTACCAATCGATGTTCCGCCGCCTAAAGATGACACTGTAGTTTCTGCACTAAATTTAATATTTCCTACTTCAGAACATAACAGAGTCCAGTCTAACCCTTTTGGCGTAGACGAGCCTGTATTATTTGCACTTACTCTAAGTTCGCCGCCGGTATTGAAGAAGAAACGTCTATGCTCTGCAGAAGAAAAAGTAACTGCTATTTCATGATAAATTAAGCCGTTCCAAGAACTGCTTCTAGAAGATGCTATTGATGGTTCAAGTGCAGCTTGTGACGAATGCATTATAGCTTTATCAACAACAACTTGATTCATTACAGTTTCAAAGTCTGCAATACCCTTCTTAAATCCATCTGGGTCTGCTGTTGTTACGCCTGCATCGTCAATATTAAAACTAGTATCAATTGCAATAGTGTTAAGGTTTTGTACAACCTGCGCAATACCAATGTCGCCTGCACCAACTTGATGCACTCTTGCAGCAAGTATATCAGCATAAATTAAATTCATGTCTGCGGCTGTTGCTATATCACCAGTGTTGTTAACTGGAGCACTTCCAACCGACTGTCCGTATCCACTCTGCCCCGAACCTGCACCCAAGATCAAGTTAACACTTGCTTGTAGGTTGTTAATTCGTGCTGCTGTAATTTCTGCCATTTTTAATTATACCTTAAGTACGCATTCTACTAATTTTTCTTCTTCTGAACTATCCGACTCAAGTGCAATTCCTACTATTGCATTTGTTGCAACAGTTGTACATACTCCATCTTCCCAGGCATAAATTACATCGCCTTTAGCGACAGGTCCTTTGACTCTTACAGGTAAACGTCCTTTAAGTCCAATGTATTGACCATCCGCTTCACTGTTCATCATGTATGCTGGATCAGTTGACACAACACCAATGCAGTGATCGCTTATTGTTGCCGGTTCTACTTCGTGATCTGGATGACTGCATACTGTTACTGCTGTGCCTGCTGGTAATTCTTCTGCTGTTGTATATTTTTCTGCTAAGTCAGCATACCGTGCTTGTGTTGCGACTCCTTGGAATAGTGTTGCTGCAATATTACCCGTTGCATCTCTTACTGCAACTGTATTATTAGTTGCACTTGCGCTTGCAGTACGGAAATCACTGCCTACTCTTAACGTTCCAGCTTTAGTTGCTTCGCCAGTAAAGTTAGTTGCATATACGTTTGACCATCCTAAACTAGCAGATCCCATTGTAAATGTGTTATCTGCTGATGGAACTATTCCTGCTGATGTAACTGTACCAACGTGCGTTAACGCTCCTGCTCCGCTAGTAACTTTAAGTTGAATTGTTCCGCTGTTAGTAACATTTTGTATTACGCCGTCGTATCCGTTTGCAGCAATTTTAACTTGCAAATCATTAGAATCACCAATTAATATGCCATCATCTGGAATATCTAAAGCACTTGTAAATACAGTGTTACCAGCGCCTGTTTGAATAAAGTTTCCTGCTGCAATACCGCCAAGTTTCTCAGCGTTTGTTGCGGTTCCATGGAATCTATCAGCTGTACTTGTAACTCCAGCAGTTGCTAGTTTGGTATTTCTTAGTGTAATACCTTTGTTAATTCTATCATAACCTTGTGCAATTAATGCAGTTTGGCTTGCATTTAGATCAAACTGTGTTGGGCTTACAACAAATACTGTTACGTCTCCAATTACAGAAGAAATCACGCTTTGTGTAGTATTTGTAGTATCAAGAACTTCGAGGCTTTGCATTTGGGTTACGCCTTCGCCTGCGTTCTGTGGACCTATAAGTACAAAAACAGTGCCGTTGAATGTGTATAATTGATCGTTGCCGCTGTCCCACCAAAAGTCACCAATAGATAAACCAGTTGGCTGTGTTGCGCCAATTTCTGCTCCGCCAGTTGTACGCCATTGCGTTCCATCGTAAAACTTTAATTTGCTTGTGCCGCTGTCAAACCAAACCTGCCCACTAAGTGGCCTTGCTGGCTGATTAGCTCCGCTAAAGTTTTCAAGCAAGAACAAAAAGTTTTCGTTTTGTATTTCGCCGTAACCTGCGTAGTTTTTACCAATGAATTTAAGGTCAGTTGTTTGATCAACTGTGCCATCTTCCACTGTAGTTAACAGTGTGTTATTATATCTATCTATTGCATATGCCATTATTTGTGTAACCCCTAGTGCTATTAGTATTATTTATCGTTTTTCTTAGTACGCTGTTGTTGCCTGGTAAGCCCATGCACTTCCAGTAGATGTGTATGTCATTAGTGTTCTACTCGGCGATAGGATAACTGTTCCGCTTGCGCCGCCTGCATCAAATACAACGTCTTGTACTACGTTTTGATTCTGTGTCCCGTTAGAGTCTACTGCAACATAACTTACATTTTTTGCGCTTTCAACATCTACGCCCTGCACTGTTGCTCCAGCATATGATGTTGTGTGTATCCGCGCTACTTTATTTGTGTTTAGTGTTGCAGCAGGGTACATATCGTTTAAGTATGATGCCATTGCATTTTGTAGTGCAGTTCCTGTTCCCATGCCTGTAATATCCATACTAAACATAACTGCTTCTGTTGCAATTTCTTCATCTGTATATTCTTTAGTTGCAACTGTTCCTACTGAAGATTCAGTAACACCTAGTTCTACTGCTTTCTTTGCGCTAATTGCTTTGCCAACGCCAGTAATTTTTTGTGTGTCAGTAATATTAATATCGCCACCACCTGTAATTGCTATTCCAGCAGTTGATACAAATGCCATATCATTTGTTGACGTAATAGTTTTACCGTTAACGTTAATTTCATCAACTTGCAGGACAGTTAGCGTACCAACTAATGCTAAGTCTGGTGCCGAAGAGATATTAATCAGTGAAGTATTTGTAAGTTTGTCAACTCCGCCAATCTTATATGTTTTATTAATGTCTAACAAATCAAAGTTTACGTTTGAAGTAAATGCATTTGTAGCATTTTTCCAAATTATATCTTTACTACCGTTAAGACTGTTAACACTAATACCTGATTCATCTGCTTGAGCATCTGTAAGCTCAGTACTGTCGTTCATTACACCAATTTCAATAATTTTATCTTCAACTCTAAGTGTAGCAACGTCTAATGCAACTCTAGTGCCTTCTACAATTAAGTTGCCTGTACAGCGAATATCGCCTTCAACATCTAGTGTATATGCAGGCAATCTGTTAGTTGTAAAAATACCAACTTTAGCTGTACTTGCATCTACATAAATTGCATCTACAGAGATTGATCCAAACGCGCCTGACTTAACTCGTAAGCTTAAATCGTGGTCTGTAAGCTGATTTTCAATATAAAAACGTGGACCAACAACTTTTTGTACATTATTCTGTGATAACCCAATTGTTAAACCACCTGAGTTTTGAATTGTTAAATTACCAGTAGTAATACCGTTTGCAGTTGATGGAAGGAAACTGTCAGCAGTTCTAACTATACCGCCTGCCGTAACAAGTGCGTTTGACGAATCTGCAATACCTCTAAATTTAAAGTTAGCAGTATCAATTACGTTATAACCTACTTTAATAATACCGTTTGGATTTGATGCTGTAACTAATCCCATTACACGCTGCGCATAAATTGGAGTAAATTCAATATTACTAATTACTGCTGAAAGTGTGCCGCCTACATATAAGTTTGTAACAGTACGAGATCGACTCTGCGAGTCAAGTATGCTACCTATTTTAAATCCGCTTATTCCTTGTGTCAATGTATACTGTGGTCCCATCAACATTAAGTCTGAGCCGTCGTATGCATAAACTTGATTATTTAGATTGTCAATCCACAAATCGCCAGCAACCATTTGTGGTTGTGTAGTTTGTACTATTGGTCCACCACTTGATTTCCATATAGTGCCATTATATACTTGTAATCTTTGGCTATTACTGTCCCACCATAACTGGCCAGTTAATGGATTGCTTGGTGCGGCAGTATTACTAAAATTTTCTAATAGCTTAATAAAGTTTTCGTTAAAGTATTCTCCGTATCCGGTATAGTTTCTACCAACTAACACAAGGTTAGTGCTTTCTGTATCAATCTGCCCATCAATTAAGTCTGTTAGCAGTGTACCGTCTGTTTTGTTTAGTTGATAGCTCATTTGTTATTCTCCGGTGTAGATGATATAGTTAACTGCTAAGAAAGGATTCATAACATTAAAAGGTGTACCTAGTGTTGCTTCTGTTTTAATGCCGCCACTAGATGCAATGCCTTGTGTGCCACCTAATCCTGGTTCAATTGGTAGTGCAATTGCATTGTCGTCAACCGGTTCGCCAGCTCCAACTCTAACACCGTAAAACTGTGTACCACTTGCGCCTTCTAAGTCGTGTTCGTGTTCTGGTAAATTGTCAGTTGCAATTGTGTATGTTTCTGCGCCTGCGTTGCCACCAATTGCGTCAGCAGCAATATCAGATACTCTGTTTGCGCTTGGACCACCCATGTTGTCTAAGCCTAATCCCATTCTGCCTCTAAAGTCTGGTAATGTAAAGTAGCTAACGCCACTGTCGGATACTAAACTAGCATCTTTAAAGTTGTGTTGAATTGCTAACCATAATGTATTAAAGTCTGATTTTCTAACTTCAGTTCCGTCACAAAATAGCCAACCTGTAGGAGCTTCTGCGCCACCAAATGCCAGCATTGAACCTGCTGGTACAAGTGGAATTGTCTTTAAGAAGTTACGCTTTGTAATTCTACGAACGCCAGTAGTACCAGTAGTTACATTTAGTAGTAATTCGTCAGCGTTGCCTGCATCGTAAGTAACAGTCTTGTTACTAATAAAACTGTCAGCAATACTTACTGCAAAAGTTTTTGTACTTCCGCCAGTTTGTCCGTCGAATTCAAAACTGCTTGGTGCAACATCACCGCTTAGTGCAAATGTTGTAGCACTAGCAAGTCTATCTGCACTACCTGCTCTGCCACTAACTGTGCCACTTACGTTACCCTGGATATTACCAAAGAATGTTGTAGCATGTATTTGATCATACTTACTAACTGATGTTCCAATGTTTCTTGTGCCAGCTCCGTCTGGTGCAATATTACCGGTTTGTAAAATGCCGCCCACATCAAGGTCGCCACCAACATATGCATTAAGTGCAATTCCTATGCCGCCTGTAGTTCTAATACTACCTGTGCCAATCGATGAAGAATTTTCATTACTTGTAATTTGTAAAATGCCAGTTTCTGCTACGCCAGTCTTAGGAGATATTTTAATATTACCTTTAACATCAATTGATTCCTCAGGTGCAGCATTATTAAATCCAACATTACCGTCACTATTAATACTTACAACTGTTGGGGTTAAGTTACCGCTGCGCATTCTAATATCAATACTTGAACCACTTGTATTATGTTGTATAATGCCAGTTTCGCCGTCAATACCTAAACTTAATTGTCCGCCTGTGCCAACTTTAATACCATCATTACTTTTAACACTTAATTGATAGTCTGTTGTACTTGCAGCGTTACCTCTTAAAAAGTTACTTGCTGCAATTGATACGTTACCAACTACTAACGCTTCTGCTTTTTCAGCAGTTCCGTAATATTTTAGTGCTTGTACGCCAATAATTGCTTCATCAGCAATATTCATGCCAGGATTAATACCAGTTCTAAAACCTTTTATTGATGTTTTTGGAACAAACGTTTGACTACTAATAATAATTACAGGTTTGTCTTCAACTTTAATAGATAATACATTATAAGTTACATCATCAATACCCACAATTGCTTGTGCAGTAGCACCAGTTAATAGGCCATCACTAAAGTCTGGTCCTACTAATACCCAAGCACTACCTGTAAACAAATATAGCTGCTGACTTTCTGTGTTAACCCACAAGTCACCTGCACTACTGTTTGCTACAGCAGGTGCTGCACTAGCTTTTTTAAGTCCGCCACTAGCAACCCAATTTGTGCCATCATATACTTTAAGCTGATCAACTCCAGCTGTTGTATCATACCACAACTGTCCTTCTACTGGACGCGACGGTGCAGTAGTGTTTGCAAAATTTTCTAATATGTGCAGAAAGTTTTCATTTACTGCTTGACCGTATGCTGTTGTTCCTCTACCTGGAAAACTTAAAGTAGTTTCACTGTTGAGTGTATTATCTGCAACAATTATTGTACCTTTATTAACAGTGTCAGTGTAATTTATTATATATGGCATATTTTATCCCTTACCCTGCCAAACTTTGTACACGCACAGTGTAGTCAATTTGTATTAATCTGTTAAGCGACTTCTGTACAGGATGGAAAATAACATGTGTCATTAATCTTCCTGTTCCAGCAGCACTGTAGCTACGTAATCCTAACTCATCAAACACATACGGACTGTCTGTTGCACTTGCAGTATCAAATGCATCTTGTCCATTTGGTTCGCCGTAATCAAGTAAACAACTTACAACAATATCGGTATAATTTGTACCCGCTACATGTCGGGTTTCAAGTTTATTTCTTGCAGGGTCAGTATTATTTACACTTCTGTCGTCAACAACTTTAGTATAGGTTTGGTTGTATAGACTTGCATTAGTTCCTGTGCTGTTAGGTGTTAGATATGTAATAATACCAGTTGGGTCGACGCTTGTTCCGCCGTTTCCAAAGCTCATTTCATATATAAACCCTTGTCCAGCGTTTGCTAAACTATCTGCTAGTGCAATACTCATATTCTCGTAATGGATTGCATTGCGCTTGTCAATGTATACCTTTTGTGATTCAGGGTCGAATATCTTAATATGTCCCTGAACTAGTACTCCGTTTGTATCTTGCATGTTATCGCTCATTTAATTTTTTCCTATACTGTATTTATTCAGGTAGCTCAGATGTTCCTGCACGTAAGAATCTTGCAATACTATTTTCTGTATCACCCAGTGATTCTCCGAAAGTTGTCCAACTTTGTCCTACTTTTTTCACTACTGTTACTTTTGTATTCTCTGCAGGTGTTGCTAGTAATGTGATTGCATTAGTATTAGCATCAAATGTAAAGTCTGCTACAACAGTAGTGTCGCCTTCTGGGCTATCTAATGCTGTTACAGGGTTAAACACATCTAATGTTGTCTTACGCATACGTGCTCCTGCAACAAATACTTCAATTTCATTAATCGATGCTACAGGGTAACTAACTGTAAACGCACTTATAACACCGTCTGCTGTAGCATTATATGCCAATGTACTATCTTTATACGGAACAGTCTTACTTATGTTCTGATCGTATACCTTAGTATTTAATGTGTAAGTATTCTTAACTCCAGTACCTAATGTTCCTCTACGTAGTTGGCGCAGTGTATTACTTTCTTTTACAAAGTACTCAATACGCTCGCCGTCAATAAAGATTACACCTGGTAAATTTTGCGCTTTATTCGGTTCTGACAATGCGCTTGCATCATCTAACTCAACTCTTAGATCGTAATAATTTAATGGTTGTGCTAACCTAGCTGTACTTTTTTCTAAGCGTTTAAAGTGTGTTCTATTAAGCATATCCTTAAACTGTCTATAAGCAAATTTAGGTACACTAATATCAGCAGTGAAGTGAATAATATCTATAACATCATCAGCCGCTGGCTGACGTACTAATTGCACCTTTTTCTTATCGTCGGTAATATAATAGTCTACACTCGGTGATAACAGCTCGTTGTTTACGCTAACCCAAACATACTGAGCATCTGCTGCTGGTTTGCGCAACGTTATTTCGCCAACTGTTAATCTATTGTAAGTAACGTAATCAACATCTGCTTCTGTTAATGTTGATCTTGAAACAACTTCGTAATTTGTACGTTCAATTTTTAGTAAATTATGATTAGTAAACTTTATTACTTCAATAACAGCGCCAGCAACTGGAGCTGTGTCTAAAGTAACTGTAGTTCCTGTAACTCTGTATTCACCATCTGTAATTACATACATTTCAAGCAAGTCACCAGCTACTCCAATTTCGTCAGCTAGTGTAATACTACTATTTGCATTTTCAAAACGCCATTGTGTTGGAGTTGTAATTTCTGTACCGTTTAATAGTACTTTAATGTCAGAAACATTTAAACTACCTTGTGGCATTTGGAATATCTCTAATGCAAATTCACGCTGAACTGATGCTGGTATTGTATATTGTACATTATATCCTGCATTTAATATTTTGTTATCTACCTTAACAATAACATTATGTTCTGTAGGGGTTGAATACAACGGTGCATTTGCTAGTGTAAACACTGTTGTTGCTGCATCGCCAGTAAACGTATCTTTAGTAATTTGGCTATAATTAATTTGTGTATCTGATGCAAATACAGTATAGTTAATTACTCCTTCGACGGGTACCGCTGTACTAAATCTAATAACTGTCTTAGGTCCAGTCTCTGATTTAAATGCATCAACTGTTTGTTGTACTCCGTTAATACTAGCATATACACTTGCTCCAGTTTCCCAATCAACTGTTGTTTCAAATTCAGTCCTATTGCCGTCTCCCATAGATTGACCAAAGTCTAATATGTTTTGGGTGCCTTGGGCAACTGTTACAATACTAAGTTCTGCTCCTGGAACTACTGTAGCCAATGTTATTGTATTAGCTACCCAATTAATTGTATAATCAGTCTGTGGTAGTATAACGTTACTAACTTTTACAATAACTGCGTCACTGCTATTAGGTGTTACACCTAAATTGTAAGTATTTGTGTTTTTCATTGTATAACTTTGGCTATTAATAATGCCTTGTCCTGCACTATCTCTTGTAAACACTTTAATATCAAGCGTGTCAAGTACTTGTCCAGGAACTACTTCTTCAGGACCGCTACTTGTTGTAGGAGTAACAAAACCATCGCCGTCTATAATAATTTCTTCTGCTGTTATTCCTTTAGCAGTTGCATATGCTAAGTCGCCTCCACTAATCGCCGTATCATAACTAGTTACATCAGGCTGTATACTACCGTCACTGGAAGTCTTTCTTACAACAAATATATCACCATCTAATAAACTTATTTCTAGGTCTTGTACATAAATTATATCAGTTGTGCCGTCACCCGTAATACTATTTGCAATAGCATTTACATTAGTTGCTGATCCTAAACTAAAGTTAGGATCGTCAATTCTTACGCCGTTTTTATAAAGATTATAAACAACACCATCTTCGAGCGGAGCACTTAACTGTACTGCAATTGTTGATCCGTCTGCTGTAAAGACTTCATCTTCAAACGTATTATCATATGTGTCCCATGTATCGGTGTACCAACCTGCTGTATCAAATCCACTAGGGCCAGCAAAGTCAAAGCTTCGTACTTCAACGCCGCCGTAATCAATTCCAGTCATTAGCTGTGCTAAATCATTACCATACATACCTGCTATTGGCTTGTATGCAAGCTGGGTTCTGTCTGATGCGTTCAACATACTTAATGGTATATTATAATCTATTTTTATAACTGCATTTAGTTTTGGCGGAGTTACAAATATAACCTTACCTTGCTCTCTAGTATAAGACTTTGTGGTGTCATCAACATTTACAAAAGTATATTTACTACGCAGTTGTAATATGTTGTCAATGTAAACACTTACTTTTGTAAGGTTAAGATCCATTGGCCATTCAAGGAAGAATCTTGCTTCAAATCCAGTACCTGTAAATGTCTCTGACTTAGCTAAAGAACTAAAAGTAAATGCTCCACTTGTTCTGTCAAACTTAATTTTAACACTTGGGCTTCTTACTAAACCGTTGCCTAATACTGCTGTCGCCTTTGTCGGAGTACTTCCAGTTACTTGCGAGCCTGATATAGTAATAGTAGGGGCACTAGTGTATCCACTACCTGGATTAGTTACTACAATACTAGTAACTTTTCCATATCCTAAGTATGCTTTAGCAACTGCTCCTGTGCCGCCGCCTCCTGAAAATAGTACAGTAGGTTCATATGTAAAGCCAGAGCCAGCATCACCAATTTTAACTTGAGTTATTTGGTATCCGTGATTATCTTTCCAGTTTTTACGTGGATATACTGCTGTGTTAAGATTCTGATCAGTAATAATATTATCAATAATCTTTGCACTACTTGCATTAATTTTCTTAGTTGTTTTATCATACTGTGGCTGTAAATCAAAGTCACTAATAGAACTATTAGTAGGCTCAAGTCCAGCATAATCACTAACAAATTCTCTTATCTTTGTTGAGTAAGGCTTAAACTCTTCAACAAAGTCTTGGTAGCTTGAAAGATTATCATTATTAAATGTTAAATCCTGTGTACTTAACGAACCTCTGTTGTGCTTAGATTTTACAAAACTAGTTTTAAACATCCAGTCAACTGCTTGCTGTTCTGACATTACATATCGTAGTGCTGCCATAAACAATTGATTATATTCTACAGATAAATTGCCTATAAAGATATCGTCTCTAATTGCTTCAAGTATACTTCTTAACTCAACACTTGGATTATTGTCGTAAAAATTACTATCAAAGCTGCGGTTATCAAATCCTATAGTGTTCTTTGAGTAGTCATACAATGTATCTTTAAATTGTATTGTTCCGTTTTGACGTCCAATTGTATTATAGTTAACTGTGTAGTCTTCAGTGTCTACATCATCTATTTTTTGTAATAATAGCCATCCACCTGTACCAACTATTTCAATTTTTACAATTTGGCCAATAGCATTATTTAAACTTGGTAGCTGATATGATCCTGCAATAGTGTCGTTAATATTTGTAAACTGGTTAAATCCAGTTGCATACCAATCAATATAATGCCAATATGAATTTGTATTATAACTTTGAAGTTTTCTTCTATACCAAGCAATGCCGTTCCATGAATATAACGCCCATTTATTTTGTATAGTTTCGTCTGCTGTTACTAGCACTGTAACTGGTCTAACTGTAATAGTAGTACTACTATTGTATAATTTTCCGCTGTTAACAATAACAACTGCTGTTATTTGTCCTAAGTTATTAATAGTAATATCAAATTCAGCGTCTGTGCCAGTTCCATTAATTGTAAAAGTAGGAGCAACTTTGTAGCCACGTCCCGCATCGACAATATCAACTCTAGATATTCTACCATTAGTAATAATAGGTGTTAGTATAGCAGAAGTAATTTTGTTTGTACTTACATATGTAAGTTCTGCTACTGTAGCTGATGTTAAATCATATTGTCTTGACAATAATGTAGGCTCAGCATCTTTCTTTGTTAATGCTGTAAGATTATATTCATCAACTATAAGGTGTTCAGTTAATTTTAAATTTATTCTTTCAATGGTTTGCTTTAATGCTTCAAATCTATTTACAAACATACTCTGTCTTGGGCGATTTTGTACACCATAGCGAGTTTTAAGTGTTATAGTAGGATCAGGAACAGTTCTGTTATTGTCATCAAAGCCAATTAAACTATCAAACCATTTACGTTCAATATCTGGGTCAGGTTTACTTGTACTTAATCCATCTGATATTAACTTGTACTGACTGTGCAGATTTTGTGTTTTCTTAGGACCCGTTGAATATTTAATATTCAAAACTAAATCATCGTTATCAACAAATGTATCAAAGTTATTAAGAACAAATTTATTATCTGAAAGTAAACTTAAGAATGGATAACCTTGTGTTCTTGGATTTTCAATAAGTGCTGCAATATCGCTAATGCTTAACTTTCTGTTTTCTAATACAGGAATTGTAACTTTATTAACAACCCAAAAGTAATACAAGTTACTAAACGTCTGACTAATATCATCATACACTATTTTAGTTGAATACTTGCTATCTCCAAATAAACTTACACCACTAATTCCAGCTGTAAGTCCATTAGGGGTATCAGCTACACTATCCCAAATACTTGGAATAAAACTACTTTCGACCCATTCAAACACATCTATCCTTGCTCCAGGAATTAGTTTATTCCATGTGTTTTTTTGGAATGTTGTTGACCCTTGGTAAGCATGTGCAAATTTAGCAACACTAATGTTCCACCAAACTTGTCCAACATGTGTTTCGCACCATGCTCTATTAGGATCAACTGTATTATCAGCAGTTGCTCCTGTGTTATATACAGCAGGATCGTACGGAGTTTTAAATGTAATTTCTTGCTCAGCTGGGCCAGCAATTTTACCTTGTACTGGATCAATGTAATCAATATAACTTACAATGGAATTTTCACGCTTGTTGTATAAGAACGCTCCGCGAATATTATCTACATCAACTGGGGTTATGCCTTCATTAACAACACTCCAGGCAAACGTAGTTGCATTTTTTCTAAAGTCAACTAATGCACCTTTGTATCCAGCAACGTCATCACTTGGAGTGGCGCCGTCTATTGCTCCTACAAGTTGATCTGGCATTCCAATATAAACATGGTTTCCGTTAGTATAAATGTTCTCGCCAAACGTAGTTTGTGTTAACGGATATGTAAACTGCTCTGAATATATTAAGTTACTATTAATATTTTCGTAAACATATACAGCTCCTTTATCAAGTTTGATATTTCTAAAGTTTGTAAACAAGTTATCAAACGTAGTTGCTGTATCGTCTGTTGTTGTAAATGTAGTAACGTCAAACGTAGTTGGAATTGTTTGATCACCATTTAAACTTGATACAACTAAGTTATCAGTTCCGTATGATAATCCAAATCCAAAGCCTTCGCTTTCTTCGTTGTTTGGCGGAGTTAGTGTTTGTGTTAAAGTAAATGTGCCGGCTGCTTGTGTATAAACATACACAACACCTTGATTAGCTTTAGTATTATCATTTCGCATTGAGCTTACTGCAAATTGTGTTCCTTCAGGATTTAAACTAACTTTGTCGCCCCATCCTGTAACATCGTCAGGCGCTGTTATTGTTTGAGATAATTGGAACTTTTCACCAACTGCACGGTAAATTGCAAGTGTTATATTTGATGTACTGGCTACCGTCTGTTGTTTACTTGTTACAACTAGAACTTGTGCATCACTACTAATATCAAAACTCTTACTAAACTCTACTATATTTTCAATAGGATCAAATACGTTTTCATTGTAAAATGCATTTGCAGTTAAGTTTGGCAAGTATCCTAAGTAATCAACATCAGTAGTAATACTTTCCCAAGAGTTATTTGAAGCACTTGGAGCTGCTGCATTAACTGCTACGTTAGTTTTTGCTTTCCATAGTGCATTATTTTGTGCAACTACACTTCCTATTATATAAGAGTAAGTGTTGTCGAAATTACCTCTGTAGTTAGAATCCTTTGCTTGCTTCCAACTAATATTACTCCAATAAATTGGATCAGTAATAAAATTATCAGAAACTGTTGTTGCTTTAAGGCAAATATAATATCCGTCTTTATATGTTACAATATCTCCTATTTCAAATGCTGTTAGTTTATATTCACCTTTGAAACTGTCAGTTGCTTTAGTACCATGACGGAATATTTCAATTGATCCAGGGTCTGTTCGTCTGCCGGTATTATCAAATGACTCTCCAGCTGCGGTAACACCATTACTAGCTACTAGTAATGTATAGTAGTCGCCAGTTTGTACTATTGCAACTTGAGAGCCAAAGTTTCTATTTGCTGCTCTATGTTCTGATATTATTGTAGTTTGGTATCTATAGCTGCCGTTATCTAATTTTCTATAGATTACATACGCGCCTTCGTTAGCAAATGTTTGCGCAGTGCCAGTTGCATCTGCTGGAATATTATAAACTTGTGTATAATCTTTGTTTAAGCTAAACGGAGGATTAGGCAATCTAGAAATACCAGATTCAGTAGTTTCACCAAAGAACCAATACTCTTCGTCAACTATTGTTGGCGAAGCACTAATATCAAAGTTAGATGAATGTTCTAGTACAATTAACTTACCAATTAGTGTAGTGCCTAATGCAATACTATTGTTTACATCTGTTATTGTGCCAATAGTACGCTTAACATCAGCTGCTCCTCGTAGTGCAACGTTTGCTCTACGTGAAATTCCAAAGCGTCCAATATTTGATAGTTCGGTCCAATCTCCAGTAGTGCCATCTGTATTTGCAACAATTTTTAGATATACTTTAACATCAGTAAAGTTACGTTGTACAAACACAACTTCAGCACTACTAGTTGTAATACTAGTTACTGCAAGTCCGCCTTGGCCATCTCGTGGGATTTGTACATCTTCAATTATGTCACCAACCTGTGGTTCAAATGCAAATCCTTGGAAGTCAAACTCAGTTAATTTAAAATCAATATATCCATCCCATAAATCAACAATTGTTTGTGATTTGTTTAGGATATCGTATGTAAGTCCTGCACTTGCAAGATCAATAACTCTGTTGTCAAGATTGTATAAACGGAATTCCTGTACGTCACTTATTGTTAATGTATCTGTAAATGTCTTTGCTCCTCGGATAACAAGCTTGTTACTCGGAAGATCACGTTCAGCACCATCTGCTCCATCTTGTAATGAAGTGTCACCTCTATAAGATAATTGAGCAATGTAACTAGCTTGGTTTTTCTTAGTTACATATACACCGATTGTTCCAACTGTCTCTTGAATGTTAGAGTACACATTTAATGCACGGGCTGATCCGGATACTTTAATATCAGCATAAACTAGTCCGCGACCTTGATCATAATATGTACCATCATTATTATAATTAAATCCTGTATTAATATACCAATATCCGCCGACTGCATTAGTTGTAGCAACTGTTGCTTGTTCTGTATAATCTCCAACTACGTCTGCTCCATTTACATATAAAGTTCCAGTTAACGGAAATATGCCATTTGTATCTTTAATATATATTACTGCACTATCAAGTCTAGTGCCTACATAAAATACTACGCCGGCACCGGTATCAGTTGTTACTGTACTACCTACAGTCGGCAATGTTATAAAAGCTTCAACAAAAAATACATGATCAATTTTTTCAACAATAGTATGTTCTGCATCAAGGAATTCTGGTGTTATTTCAGAAATATCACCATCAAACGGAAGATAATTAGCTAATGTAGGATATGTATAACTCCGTCTGTTCCAAGCTAACCGTAATAAATCTCCGGGCTTTGTACCAATGTACATATCTTTTGGAGCACGTACTAACAAGTGGTTTGTTATGTTATTTTGTAATCCTGGATCTCCTGAAACTAACAAGTTTATTGTTGTACTATCAGCATCTGCTTGGCTTGCAATGTTTACATATGTGTCAAACGTACTAAATCCTTGGCTTCCAATCTGTGGAAGGATTTCTCTGTTAGCTTTCCACAAGCTCTCTCTATAGCGCACAATATCACTCTTAACATAAGTTGCATCGCTTTGAAAGTCAAATGTACTTAGGCTTGTATTTGCATCTGTTTTATATGCTAATCTAGTCTTAACACTACTTGCTTGCGGGACACCTATAATAAGATATTCGCCATCTGGCGATACTGCAATACTTTTTCCAAAGTCTGCATTTGTCTTACTATATAAGTCATCGTTGTCAAGTGATAATTCTTGATCTAATATTAATTCAGACTGTTCTCTAGTTCTTCTATAAACTGATACTTTGCCGTTAACATCGTTAGGCGATGATACAAAAACATTATTATTATTTTGTGTTACTGCAACACTATCACTAAATCCTTGATCAGTACTATCATACAATGCTGGATTTGTGATTGTATGCTGATTTAAATAAACAGGATTATTTTCTAATACTGCCCACTCAGCACCGTATGTATCAATCCATAACTTTTGTTTATTGTAAAGTTCTTGATTAATAAATGAATTTAGTGATTCTACAGTTGGTACTCTAACTGTTCTTAATTTTGATAGTGTAAATGATTCTTCTTCAAAGTCTATTATTTCGTTAGTTATTGGAACTTGGATTTGAATCTTATCTAAGTTAATACTATCTACTTCATATATACCATTAAGAGCATATTGATTTGCTCCGCGTACACTAATATACTCGCCTACACTTAAAACTTGGTCTGCCCATTTATCAAGTGTTAGTTCTACTAACTGTAGTCCACTTTCTGATACTCTAGCTATAGCTGTTAATGCTGATGTTATGTTAGCTTTAGTTTTTATTAACTGTAATACTGACCAGTCAACAGGATTAATTATACCGCCTTGTGTAGTGCTAGTATCAGTTACCCATATAGTTGCTCCTAGAGAAATTTGGTTACTATCAATAGCCGCAAGATCTATAATGTTGTTAACAACAAAGTCAACACTATTTTCGTTTACATATCCAGCAGTTCTAATATATTCATTAGCTAATGTTTTGGTAGGAAACGGTGAGTGTGTATATCCTTCTGGCTTATCGTATACTTCATTTGGAAGTATTCTATAAATCTTATCAAAGTTTGTTGCTGGTAACGAGCTTAACAATTCAATTGCCTGAGGTGACTCTTGCATTTTATCTTGCTTTAAGTTAAACTCTACTTGCTGTACATCATCAACTGCACCATAACGACCAACTTGTATTGCCCATTCTTCGTAAAATTCTAAGTTATCAGCAGTATTGCCTAGTGCATCAAACAGTTTAGTAAACACATTCATTGTGCCTTTGTCTGCAATTGCGCCTCTGTAGAATTTAAACTGACTTACATCATCATTAATAATGTTAGCAAGGTACTGGCGCTTTTGATAACCTATTAAATGCTGTGCCATCTTCTGTTGTTCAATATCAAAGCTATCTGAATCTAAATCATAAAAGTCTGTAAACTGTGTAATTTTGTAATCAAAGTTAGTCATTAACTGTGACTCAGGCTTTTCACTTAACTGATACCAGTTAGTTGAATTAAAGCTCTGTGACCCTGTAGCATTTATTGTTGCCACATAGTAATATTGCTTGTACTTTACAATATCGCCGATCTTATAATCTTTCCACTGGGCCCAATCTGTAAAGCTTGCATCATCATATATAAATCCAGGGATATTTAATCCGCCATTCCAACCATCGGATCTGTAACCATTAACACGGATTCGCTCTTGTCTATATCCTGTACTTGGATTGTAGATGCTGTCATTAAAATCTGTTTTATTGTCTATTAGTAAAACGTGTTCCTTTTGTACTAACGGAAGTGATACATGATATAATCCTTCGTCAGTTCCATCTACTTGAATTCCAAAACTATTTTGGTCTCTTAATAAACTGTTAAACTCAGAGCTTAGGAACTGTCCATCTGCTTTAAATATATTATAACCATAAAACTCATCTTTAATATTATCAACTACATAATATTCTCTTTTAAATTCTAATAAGTTTGCGCCTGGGCTTAATGCTATTAACGCACTCTTTGCCCAACCTTGAGTTGTCCAGAACAAAAACTCTTTTGCAGAGCTTGCCCAGTTTTCAACTGCATTTGATCCTTTAATAACATTTTCAAAACTAAAGCCTAGCTGTGCTTGGCGTTGACTATATCCTAAAATAAAGTCAACTACTTCTTGAGCAGTGTTGAGTCGGGCGCCATACTGTAATGTTTTAAGTTCGCCAAAGTCAAAGTCTCTTTTAAACTCTGCTGTTACTCCGCCAGCAAGTGGTAAAGCAGGTAACCTAACAATATCAGTAAGATCAAAAGATGCTCCGGATGTAAAAGAGTTAATAACTCTATAATAAGCACTATTGTTTAAAAGTACTTCGCCACTAACATAAGAAGTATTACTAGACCATTCATTTACTGATTCCGAGATGCCGCCTACCGTTACTACTGCTTTAGTAGATCCTATGTGCGGTTCATAATATTCAAAGTAAGGCTTTTCTAAATTGTATCCTCTTAGAACATATCCTAGTTCAGCTCGTTCTACAACCAAGCCGCTATAAATTGCAAGCTCAGTGGGGCTACTAGTATTTAGAAATACTTGATAGTTTTCTTGCGGAACAAAAATTCCGCCTTGAGTTTGTTCTTGAGTTGGTGACCTACTGTCAAGTATTAAATTAAACTTTTGTTTGCTTGTAAAGCCTGCAACTTTTACACCCAATTGGTTACTAATTGTAGCTAACTCAGTTTGGTATCCTGTGTATACTGTTAATATATCACTTGCTACTAAGTTATAAATGTAGTTTACTAATCCAGCAGTAATAGTACGTGTTGCTGATTTAATAGTATTTGGTAATTTTAAATCTTTAATAACAATAGGTGCGTTTGTTTCTGTATTAACCCACTGCTTTGCTAAGTTCTTAGTTATTCTTGAAACATCAAAACCTAAACTCATTGTTTTTGCAGGTTTGTTTAATAGCATAGCTGTTAATACTGCAAAAGGATATTCTGAATTCCTGCGCCATGCATTTTCAACTGGAGCAGCGTCACCAAACTTAAAGTTTTGTGTTGCACTTTGTATTTGGAAGTTCTTAGCATATCGGCTATCTAATGGTGATAATAGTTTACCAATACCATCAACCGGAATAAAACTAGTTAATCCAGGGCGGGCATATTTAAGATCAATTTTAGTATTAGTAGGATCAGCAATACGACCTTTTTCTAAGTCTTTCCAAAGTACTAAGTTATCGCCTGTATAAGGAGCTGGACCATACACTGTATTCCACCAGTTTGGTTTAGTTGTTATACCAAGCATCTCCCAAGGATGACTGTGAGGACGATCGGTATCAAATGCTCGTATATATAAGCCTCTCCAGTGTCCTGGATTTATATTACCGTCTGGAGAAGTAGTATCTTGATAGTTAAATGTCCAATTGTTGGTTCTATCATAAAAATTATTATCAGTAAACGAAATATTATTTAAATTTTGCTGTATCCATTGCTGGAAGTCGCCAAGCATAGTAGTATCAATTTCAAATTTTGTGAATTCGTTAGTTCTAAACTCGCCACCGATAAAAGCATTAACATCTAATCTATCAGTTGAATAGGCAGCTTTAATATTGTTAAAAATTCTTTTTTCTAATTCAAGTAGCAATTCGTCTCTAAAATCTTTGTACGCTTTAATATAACTGCCGTCGTGACCTCTAATAAAAGCAACGCCTATTGGGTAATCAACTATTTCAACGTTATCATTGCCGCCTAGTGTTGCACCTGTTGTTGGTATGTAGAATATTTTATTCATTCCATTAAACGTATATGACTTAGATGTTGCACCTGCGCCAGCCGCAATTTTGGTAGTATACACTGGATGGAACCAACCTCTAGTGCCAGTTGCTTCGTCTTGAGCATATACTTTAAACGGACCAGTAGTTTCTGGTTCATCTGCAAGTACAGTGTCGTCAATTGTTAGTTCTGGATAATACTTAGGATACAATCCTAACTTAGTAGGCGTTGGAGCAATAAAACTTCCGTCAGTTAATGCATACTCGTATATTTCAAGTAAATCATTTTCTTTTTGGTTTGAACTTACTGATATATATCCAGCAGTATTAAAGTTATAATCTTTTTCGTGTGTTAATTGTAATCCGTTTAAATAAACAATTACACTTTCTGTACTAAGACTAGTTAAGTTGAAATTATTAGTAATTGGATATTCTGTTGTTCTAATATCTAATATAGTGTACGTTAGTTTATTAGCTGCTCCTGATGGAAGCATATCAGAGAAGTAAAACGGTTGTGATGTTAACTTATCAGCATTAATTTCTTTTAATATTTTATCTACGTGTCCTTTAACTGGACCATCGTATCCTAAGTTTAAAGCAGTATCTAAAAATGTCTTTTTAAATCTTGAATATTCTCTTTTAGAATATTTTAATGCCTTTACAATATTATAACTTTTATTAGTTACGTGGTACAGCGGCAAGTTGATTGGGCCGCTGTGTTTAACAAAGCGTTTGCCATAACGATCTAAATCGCCTAAGTCTCTTAGGTTACTTGATCCAAGATATACACCATCATAGTTTGGAATATCTTCTAGCATACTGTCGACATGGTCAACTACTTCGCCTAATGTAAATTGATTAACATCATCGTTCAAAGGATTTCGTTCTAAGTTATACGGAAACTCGTAATATCCATTAGAATTTTTAATAGCTTTACTGTCTGTTTTAATTTTGACAACATCGCCTTCTTTTAAATCTGTATTAAATAGAACAGATACATTAGCAGCAGTTTTGTCAAGGGTATATGATGTTGCAGCTATTTGTAATTTATTATTAACAAATACTATTACCTGTAAATCAGATAAACTACTAGAATCTTTATATACATCAATTACAAATTTATTAGTCTGTAAATCAGTTGCAGCATATTCAGATATAACATATTGCTTACTTTGATACGGTGTATTACTAAATCCGTTTACATAAGAAAATGCAGTAAGTGATTTATATTTCTTTAAATAGCCACTATTAATTTTATGTGTTATTAAGTCAGTTTCTGTTTGATAGTGGAAAGTGTCATTTAAAAGATTAAAATCAAAAACAATATCGCCTGTATTATTTAATGTTTTATAGTCAAGCGCAAACCCTAATTCTTTGTCAACTGTACCTGTGCCAGTAGCGTAAGAAAATATCTCAGTGCCAGAAAAACTAGTCGATCCGTAGTAAGTAGTGTCACTAAAGCTATTACCATTTACATCAAACACTTCAAACTTTGGTGTTTGGTTGCGAGTTGTTTTTTCTTGTGCGGCAGTCCACTTTGCTCCGTGGTAATGATAACTTTTACCTGCATTTTTTACACCTTGTGTAATTAGCACTGTTTCGAGATCAATAGGTAATGTATCAGTAGTTTCAATTAAACTAATTTGCCTAACATTTCCAATTTCAACAAATTTAACATTATATATTTTTCCGCTAACTTTTGGATCAATATCTGCTGCAAACAAAATACGCATGTTATCTGAAAGTGCAACGCCGTCAATGTTATACCCTATTTGTCCTTCAATAGTACTAAACACATCTGTAGTAAATGTATCAATTAAGTCAACATCCTGTTTGGCATATGCTCCAAAGTTGTTTAACTTTAGTCCTGCTTCAAACTCGATAATTGGGCGTAATGCACGGGCTGATTCATCAACATCTCTTGGTAACTTATTAAGTTCAAAACTTTTTAAAATTACATCTTTGTGGTGCCATTTATTATAACGACTCCATGCATTTCTATCTGGAGTACTTCTGTTGATAACAATATAATCTTTATTTGTTGCATATGCAGTGGCATCAGCAAACGGTAGTATGTCAAAGTTATCAGCATCAAACGCTACACTTTTACTGTCACTGTATGCAGCTGGAATAATTAAGTTTTGGTCTTTAATTAATACAATTTTATCGCCTACACCTTCAACGTACCAATCGTTAGTTTCGTATATAGCAGGTAGTACATCGCCTTGGAATTTAACTTTCATTCCGTTTGATAATGCAACACCGTTTGCACTAGTATACGTTTTCTTACCTATAATGTCTGCTGTAACATTAAGGAATGCATTTTCTTCAATGTCGTAAACTTTAATATAGCTACTTGTATCAATAGAATTTTCACTAATGTAATATAGTATATCAGGAGCGTTTGATGGAATGGTAAATTCAATTGTTCCTTCTTCAACATAACTAAGCATTGTAGCGTTGCCGTCTTTATCAAACGTTGTTATACCGTCAGTATACAATGTACTAACATTAGTGTCAACAGTCGTGCCTGGAGTAAAAGTTCTACTAAGGGCAATTGACAACGGATGTCCAGGAGTGTTTATTTCAAAACGGTATGTTTGTCCACGGTAAAGTTTTAACGTTGGATTAACTGTTAAACCATCGTTGAATATGTAAGCAATATTATCGCCTTGGTCTTCAGTAGTTACAGTGTATGTGCTAACAACATCTCTGCTCTGTCCTCTAACTTGTACACTAAGTGGACCATTTGGCATCCAGTAGTACTCGCGGAAGTTTACAAATTTGTCCCAATCAATATTTGGGTTCCAAGCATATGTTTCTTGACTGTTTAAACGACTGTGATTATCTGTGTTTGCGCCAAATACATTAAGTTGGCCTAAGTAGTCATTATAGTCTTTATAAAATGTTACATTTTCATAGTTGTCTTTAATAACTGTCGCAGGTTCTAGCTGGTAGTTAGTTCTATCAGCAGTTACATCATCAATATAGTTGTCAGTTACTTTATATGCTTTAGCAGTTGTTCTGCCATAATAACCATTTACCTTTTCCGCAACGCCAGGCTGTATAAGTTGATCAAGTGTGCCTTGTAAAAACTTTTTATTAGCTTGAGTTCTAAAGAACTTTGGTAAAAAATCACTTGCAGTAATTTTATTATTCTGTCCTGGAACAGGTAGTGCGCTTTCGTTTTGATCATTCTTAGCCATTAGTAACTATAGCCTCCACCGTTAGAACTGCTGTTTGAACTGCCACTTGATCCACTACTTGTTGTAGCTGTAGTTGTTGTTGTACTTGTAGTTGTTGATGCACTGCTTGTAATCCCTGCTGTTGAAGCTGTTGCCACTGTATTAAGTACTGTGCCACTGGCTTGTAAATTTGTTGCAGTAATCTGATCTATTGTTTCAATATCAGTCACTTTAGCTGCACTTGCAAATATTTCATCTGGCTCACTTTTTATTTCAAATAGGCTACCAAACGATTGTGTAGTTTGGCGCGGTACTATTAGTATACTTACCAGTTTAGGAGACAGCTGATTTATAATATAAGCACTAAGCTCTTGGAAGTAAAATGTTTCTCCAAAGTCCCAATTTTCAATATCAAAGAATTTATTAATAGCTTCGATAATGTCTGATTTAAGTTCATTGTCATTAATAACTATATTTGCATTTTTAACAATTTTAAATCTAACTTGCAAATCAGGTGTTGCTTTGTCACCAAATAATACTTTATACTTTACAGGATGATAAATTATTTCATCACTAATACTTTTTATTTTATTAATTTCAGTTCCGTAGCTTCTAAATAATTCATCATTACTTGGCGGCTTAGGCTGTGTTAAAAGTACTCCACTAATATACTGTTTTACCTGGGTGTCGTACGCTTTAGATAAAACATATGTATCAATAATATTACTTGCACTTGGATCTATTCTATATCCACTATCTGCAACATGGATGTAATGGAATTTTAAATCAGCGCGACCAAAGTATGCTTTATAATCTGTATTAATTTGTGTGTTGTTTAGTACTTTATTAAGCTTTCTAAAAATGCCTTCGTCAATTAAGTAAAATATTTGTCCTTCAAGACGTGTACTATACGGAGCAATAGCTGGTTCATTCTGTACTACAATTATTTCAGCAGTTGTGTTTGCAAAATATTTAAAATCTTCCACAGCATCTGTTGTTGTATATTTCTTCTGGAATATTAATTTATCTTTAGTTTGTATTGCTGTATTATCTTCGCCAACTATTTGCTCAAAAATATCAGGATCATCAACTACACCATCATCATCAAGGTCAATAAATTGAATTTGAATTTTACGACTATCTAAGTATCCTTCTGCGTCTCTATAAGCGTCAGTAATTGTCCAATTAAAGTCTCTAGTAAATGGAACTAGCGCGCCAGGCTGTCTGTTAATGTTTAATACATCAATCTTGTCTCTAACAATTTGCCCTGTTGATGGGTCATAAATCTTATCAGCACTATCAAAGAAGAATCTAATTTCCTCTGCACTTTCTATTACATATCTTAAATTACGATATGTAATTGTATATTTTTCTCCGTCTGTTTTAAAGTATAGCATCCAGCTTGCATCAAGATTTTCTGCTGTTATATCCCCAGCTTTACCTGTTGCAAATGCGCCAATTGTGTTAATGTCTTCTGCTAGTACAATTTTCCACTGTCTATCATACTGGTCGTAACGCAATGCAAAGTCTTTGTACTCAAACGCTTGATCAATTAATTGTGTTTTTATGTCGTTAATTAGTACCTTAGAATAATTAGGAATAACTTGTTCTAACACAGCGCCAGTTGGAATATAATCGCTTAGTGCAATAGGTGCAATTCCGTCTGCATCTAACGTAGTTCCGTCTCCGATAATAGATATTACTTTAGACCATTTATAATTTGTTTTACCTAAGTGGTCTCCTGCTGCGCCGTCGTCCATTAACGTACCGTCGGCCATAAAATGTTTGCCTGTCGGTGCAACAAACTTTACCATTGTTCCAGCTTCTAGTAAACGTAAACTGTTTGCAGTAAACGTACCTACTGTATAAGGATTTGCATCGATATCTTGTAATAGTCCTAATGTTTGGTTTGTACTAGTGCTATATTGGTTCCAAGACGCACTAAGATCACTAACAATAATTTTTGGGTATTTTGCAAGGTAGAAGTTTTGGGTGTTAATATTACTTAAAACTTTTTCGATAGTGTTATATATAACACCTTCAATGTCAGTTTGTGTTGCAAACGTAAATGATTGTTTTTCGGCAAATTCTTCTTTATAAATTACGCCGTCATCTGCAAACAAACTTGTATTTGAATACTTACCACTTGCATCTTTTAAGTCAAAGAATCGACTTATACCACTTGAAATTCTATTTGAACTTTTAGTTTTAATAATGTCTTGACTAATTGCCAACGGGCCAATATTATAATCTTCGCCAGTAATTAATCTATTTTGTGTATAATAAGTTGCAGGTGCATTTTGCTTAATTTCTGCATTAGTTTCTGATGATGTGCCGTTAGACACAGTATAGTTTAATTTAAGTCCAAGTGTAAGTGTTTGTGCTGTACCGTTTCTTGACTGATAAGGTATATCAATACTTACTGTATTAATTGCACTAGGCGTTATTACACTTCTCACGTTACTACTAGATCTATAATATGCTCTAAAATCACCAGCCGGTAAATTACCAAATACACCGTCACTGAATACTAAGTTAATTCTGTCGCCAATACGTGTAGTTACTGCAAATACATCTCTAGTTTTATTAAACAAGCTATTGTAGATAACGTTGTTGCCTTCAGTAGAATCTATTTTTGTCCACTGGTTACTTTCGTAGCCGCTGCTGTTTACTGCAAATACCCAAACATCAGTATCATTAATATTTTCAGAATCAATTTGAATTGCTTGATTCGGCGTAGGGTTAGTTACACTAAAGTTTCCTGTTTCAAGCTTACCTTGACGGAAGTGCATAAAGAAGCCAGTGTTAGCACTGCCAGCGCCTTGTCCGTCATCACGGAATAAAAATGCAGGACTGTTACCTGGAAGCGGTGCTTCTTCAAATATTTCGTCTGTTGACATATCTGTGCTTACAATTTCAAAGCCCGTGCTTACACCTTCAATACGCTTAGTAAACGGATATATTGCTGTGCCAGTATTTGTAGCATTTAAGCGATATTTTTGTGTTTGTACATCTGCAATTAATGCAGACTTTAAAGGATTACCAATCGAATTAGATATCGGTAATGCTGAATTCATAATCTTAACAAACTGCTCAAAGTAATTTGTGTTAGTTTGGTCATTCCACTTAACAGTAATTCCTGCCATATTTAACCCGTTACTATCTAACAGATTTTCAGTTGTTTTAATTGTGTCAAATTTGAGCAAGCCGTTAGCTGCTTGGTTTCTGCGGGGATTGTAAGACAACATACGTGCTAGACGTAATACACTTTCTCTGCGTTCTGCTGTTTCAAGGAAGTTTTCACGAGCGTTTAAATCAATACGGAATGATAAGTTTTGCCCAAGGAAAGCAATCATATCAATTAGCGCAAGGTATTCACTCGATTCAATGTAATCGTTAAAATCTTCTGGATAGTTTTGACGCAAATAGTTAATCATTGTGCGTCTTAGATTATCAAAATCGTAGCTTTGGAAATCAGCATTCCTAAAGCTTTGGTATATTCTTTTCCAGTCCTCAGCTACTAAAAGCCTCGACTGTCGATCATTTGCAGACATATCATTTTCCTTGTTTACTAATGTATTTACCTGAAATGATAATGTGTGTATTTAATTTTTATTGCTGGAGTAGTCCGTTATCTTTGTCAAATCTGAAGCGTAACTGATCAGTTACACCGAAGGGTAAAAACGTTATAGCGCAATCAATTTGTATTCCTTGCTCATACGTATCAATTTCAATATTACTTGCTTGTATTCTGGGATCATAGTTAACAATGCGAGTAACATCATCAATAATTGCTTCTTGCACTTCGATAGTAAACGGTTCATATAAAATATCCCAAATAATAGTGCCAAATGTAGGATCACTTAATTTCTCAGTTTGGCGTATATGGAAGTGATTTATTAAGTCTTGTTTAATAAGTTCAAAGTCATATATACTAAAAGTTTTAGTATTTGCAACTGTAGAGAAACCCCTGTATGTTCTACCAGACGTTGCTGTCTGTTTAGGATTGGATATTGTAACTCTTTTGTATAGATTTTTTTCTAATTGGCTCATACTATATTTACCCTAATTATACCCTTAAAGAACCTGCTGGTTGTTGTGCTGCACTATTATCAGTTGGCTCTTGTTGTTTTATATTTTGTTTTGCTAGTAAAATTTCCTGTTCTAAACTTTTTAATGCATCAGCTTCTTCATTATGGAACCGTTTAACAACACTTGCTTTAACACCAGAAGTACTCCTAGCAAAATGCTTATTGACATTTCGACGCTCTTTATAAACTGCTCTAATTAAAGCAGCTTCACTTGGTTCAGTGAGAGATGGTTGGTTACCTGGATATCCAAGAGATGCAAGAGCATTGCGGAATACTTTTGCTGCGCCGCCAACTCCGTGTTGTATAGCACAAGACCACACAACATTTTGTAAAGTTGTAGAACGTAAATTACAGTCAAGAGCAGTTTTTCTTTTAATATTTCTAGCACCTGGACTATAGTACGCTAATACTGCATACTCGTGTTGTGCTTCTGCTGCTTCTGCTGTAGACATTACTTGTGCCCAAGCTGCTTTATATGCTTTAGTTCCTGCGCGGGCTGCTGTTGCTCCTCCTGCTGCGGATAATTGCGACTCTAAATTAGGATGTGCGTTTGCTAGCCAATTATGGAATTCGTTCATAACACCTACGTTTGCTGCAAGCTGATATGTTCCGTAACTAAATCCACCTGTACTATCCCAACCAATAGTTGCTGGGTTTCCTCTTGATTCGTATCTTGCGCTTAATGATCCTAATGCTTCTGTACCGTCAAAGTCAAAGTTGCTTGTATAATCTCCTTGTGGTACTGGAGTTTGGCCGTGTCCGGGTCCACCTGCACTTGATCCCGATGTAACGTTGCCGCCTGAGCCGCCAACATACGCACTTGTTGTACGTCCTTGTAAGTTTTTATCAAACGTATCCGGAGTAACTACTCTATCTGCTGTTGGGAGTGCTCCTGGTGTTTCTCTATCTGTTTGTGTTTTCTTAAACGATAGCGGATCTAAGTTTTCATGGTGCGGCCAAGGCTCGTGCTGCGGTGCTCTTGCTAGTATAGATTCGTATCCTGATATTACACTACCTGGCTCAACACGCGGTAACGTGATTGTTTCAAGTGATTGTACTTCTTTCGAAGGATTTGCTATCGAAGCTGTTGGTCCATTCATATGCACATATGTTGCTGTTTCTCTATGCTCTTTAGTACTGTTAATATGTGTTGAGCCGCCTGCTGTTAATCTATTATCTTGACCTGTTTTAATATGCAAAAAATTATTAGTATCTAAATGCTGCGATCCTTTTACTTTTATATGTTGATCTTTTCCTACAGTAATTTTACTATTAGCTCCAACATGTAAATTAAAATCGTTAACAGATTCAATTTGTACTCTGCCAGTATCTTGGCCTTTTGTTCTGCCAGTAGCTTTAATATTAACATTTCTGCCAGCTTCCATATTAATATCACGTTCAGCAGTAATGTTTAAATCATTTTCAGTCATAATACTAACACTGTCTTGTGCATGAATATCAATTTTGCCATCACTAGACATTTCTATCCAAGTTGTTCCACGAGCGTTACCTATATAAATTAAGTCTTCGCTGTTATTCATTAATATTTGATGACCAGTTCTAGTACGTATACGGAATAATTCGTTTTGCGGAATGGTTCTATCACCGCCCTCTTCTTTATTTCCTTTGTTTTTATATATAGGAGGACCATCTTCTGCATGTGTGGCGCGAACAAATCTTTCATCGCCGTCGTCCATTACAAATGATGTGCCGCCAAGTCTATTAGACGGTACTGCTACTTTTTGTCCAGCTGTGCCTATTTCTGATTTAGGTGCTCCGTCTCTCCGATCCTTTGGACCAGGAGTACTAATACCAAATACCATACTAGGTATTTCTCGTCTTGCACTAGTTGTAGTTGTGCCGCGGGCTTCGTCATTTAACAACCCTTGAATTTCTAAGGATTCTGTAAAGTCTTTGTTGTAAGGTTTTTCAAAAAGTGTAGGATCAACCTTTGCGCCAGTTTCAATTGCTTTGTTATACTCGCCTACTGGGAGTTTTCTACCTTTTAAACCAGGAGGAGTAACACCTGTTGTATTTTGTGTAGATGCTTTGCCGTCAGGAACCATAAAGTTCATATAGTCTGCAGGTATACATCCAATCCAATAACCAAAGTTTGCATTGCCTTCTGCAAATATTACAAGTACCTTAGTACCTATGTCTGGAGGGACCATCCACATACCATAACTTTTTTGTGTATGTTCGTAACCATCGTTTGCTGTTAACGCTGAGTTTGGTGTTGTGCCGTAAAAAGGGCTTAAATATCTAACATTTAGTAGCTGTCCTGATTTTTCCGGAGTGCCACCCGCTTGAGTGTATTTTAACAATTCAACAGTAAGACCGCCCATATATCGACTGTCGAGGTTATTAACTACAATTGCTTCATATGGTCCTGAATCTTTAAATCCAGTAGTCATACCTGCTGATGTTCTTGTATAGTTTCCTGATGCCATGTTTAATGTAGTCCTCTAGTTATGGTGCTGTGAATAATTTCTTACCACTGTTAAAATCATACCTGTCAAATCCAGTACGCATTGGTTTATATGCATACACGCCTTCGGTTACTGAGGCTTCTGAAGAAGGTTTACCGTTTACTGGATTAACTGTTGTGTCTTGAGTTACAAGTTGAGGCTTAGTTGCTTCTGCAGCTGGTCCTGGGTTTGCAGTTCCGTCGGATACATTTGGATTTACATTTGCTCGTTCTGCGGCTCGTTTTCTTGCTTCTGCTATTACGTCATCCGGGCCTTTAACTTTAGGTGCTGAGCCTGCTCCTTTAGCAACTTCGTTTGCAGGTGGAACATTTGGTATACACGGTTCAAGCTTGAGTTTAGCCTTAGTATCAGGTTTAGCCCCTTGTGCCATAAATCTTATCTGTTCTGGAGTAGCTGTGTCGCCAACTTTAAGATTGTTAACTTGGTCAGCTATACCTACTTTTACTTCGCTACTAGTTACAGGACCTACTGCTTTAGGATCAGTTACTACTGTAGTTTCTACAGTATTTCCTGTAACAGCACTAGTAGTTTTTGTTACTTCTGTAACCGGTCTTGCATGGTCTACGTTTGGGTCAGGTACATAAAGCGGAACGCCATACCAGTCGTCATCAAGTAATACCGAGTTTATTGGAGGCCAAAGTGTTGCTGTAGAGAGAGATTCAATGAATAACTCATAACTTCCGTCATTTGTTATCTTCAGCTCACTAAGCTCAATACACAACGGTGTTATTCGCCAAAATTCCCAGTCAGGAACAACAACAAAATAATGTTTATTATTTGGAAATGGTACGCCACTATGGCGTTCGTGATTATTTATTATTATAATAACTCGAGGTTTGCCATCTTCATGAACAAACGCCTGATGATAGTTATCATACGCCACAAACCCGTCTGCGGTTCTCCAACCTTGGTCAGGTTCTGTAGTGACTGCTACCGATTCGTCTTCAGTTTCGCCGGTTGGTTCGTCGTCATCTATCTCTACCATCACCCAACTCCTTTAAGTAAGCTTTTAGCTTTGTCAGTTGCTGCACCGGAAACTGATGCTATGCTAGTCGATGCTATGCTATTTACAGCAAGTGAAGCTGTTACTGCATTAGTATTGAGTTGGTCGGTTGCAAGACTAGCTTGGAGACCAGTAGGAGTGTAACCTCCTGATGCAGCAACTCCAATGCCGCGTATTGCATCACTAGCTAGTGAGCCAACAGCAAGGCCGCCGGCGCCGCCTATTTTACCAGCTATTGCGCCAAATGCTACATCGCCTATTGCTTTTGGAATAATTTTACTTAGATCAAGAGCTTTTACTAGGCCAAAATCAACACCTGCAATTTCAGACGGTATAGCATTAGTAACAGCTCCCATCGCGGCAGCTTCAAGATCTTTAAATCCTGCTGATAACTTATCAGCTTCGTCAGATGGTATTGCTGGTAATAACTTTGTGATATCATCATTTGCTGGTGCTGGTATACAATCTATACCTTGATTTTGTGCTCCGACTGTTCCGTCACTAACTACTGTTCCCTTTTTAATTGAAGATTCATTACTAACTTCTACGTTAGATTTAGATCCTTCTGTAGCAGGATCATCTTGTCCAACACGCCTAACCATTTTAAGGGTTTGTGTGAATTGCCCTTTAGAGAAGTTATTAACCACTGCCCAAATATTGTACAACCCACTAAAGTTTTGTACTGTTTGCGGCATTTCCATAGTTGCACCTTTAACTTGGTAATCAAATGGTGTTTTGAAATTAACTACACAAAAAACTTGTCCTCTAGTATATATCATTGTACCGTCAGATCCTACACTAGGTTTATCTTTAGACATAGATGTGTAGTTTCCAGTCTGTTGTGGGATGAAGAACGGGTCTCCCATAATAGACATTTCAGCAGTAATCATGTCGGCTGTTAAATTTGTAATTCTATCATGAAAGTTTTCTGCAATTCTTGTACGTATGTCTAAACTATGAGATCCTGGAGATAAAGCAGTTTTAGTCTCTAGCTGGGTGCCGCCACCTGGATCGTTGTTACTTCCGGTGTTTTTTGGATCAGCAATTGTTGCTCCAGCATCCATATCTTGTTGTACTGTTGCCGTTGTACCAACGTTTGTATCTTGACGTGAACCCGAGTTCATACCTAAATCTGAAAATGCTGTTTGCTGAAATGCATTATTAAAGTTAATATCAAAAGCTAAAACATCTTCATTTTTACCTGTGTAAATATAATTGTATTCTTTAGCTGCGGCAGCTCTTAATCCTGCTGCATTAGATGCTTTAGCAGAACTTGCTGCTGTTACAGCTTCATCAACTTCGTATGGAACAACACTAAACACATAAACTTTAGGCTTGCGGCCCATTGTAGCTTCTGTTAGTTTACTTTCTTCAAGATAAACCTGTGTGTCAATTCTAAACCATTTAGACATTCCATTTTTTGTTTCCTCTGTTGATTTAACCATTGCATATTCAGTTTGTAATACTAACTTTTCAATAATAGTAGTAATTTGTTCGTTAGCCTTAAATTGATGTTCTCGTACTGCTCCTGAAGGTTGTGCTGCTTGGGCAGCAGTATCAACTAGTCCGGTTTCGTCATCTGTAACTGCTTGTGCATCTACAGCTGGTGTGTTGCCAGGTGCATTTGTATTAATTGTTACTGGACTTAGACCAATTTCATTCATTAAGTCTGTATTTTCAGCAAAGCTTTTAATTATATTAAAAATATTTGTTGATTGTTTAATTACTATGTTATCTAAACTTTCTGGCGTAGCATTAGATTCGTTTAGATCAGGATTTTTATGTTGGCCTTTTTCAGCAGCTTGTTTTTCTGCTGTAGTAGTAAAAGATTCTTCATCAATTGTTTTTGATTTTAATGCATTTCGTATTGCTGCTTCATCTTTTGGAAATGCTATAATATATCTATCATAAGGAGCAAGTGCTCCAGCTTCTTCTAAGTTTTGTATTTGACCGTTTATTCCTGCTGTAATTGACGCATCATTTGTTTCAAGAATTTCGTGTAGTTGCTTTCCATATGCTGTAATTGATGTTTTAATTTTATTAATATTATCATCTAATCCTGTTTCAGCCATTGGTACTGCTGTAACTGCATATCGACTACCTTGGCCGGAGACATTAAATTCCATATTAACAAGTTTAATAGGTATAAAAATAGGCTCTGTAACAAAGTTAGCATCTGAGTAGCCGTCTAAATTCCAGCCAACAAAATCTATTCTTAAACAAAAAGGAGCTTGTAGATAATTAGATTCACCAGATTCGGCAGCTGATCCAATAACAGCTTGAATAAAATTTCCCATACTATAAGGTTCAGTTACATTAAACGTAAGTGCTGTTCCTAATGTTACCCTAGTGTTTGGATTAGGAGCAATTACGCCTTCTATGTTTAGATCATCAATATAGTATTCTGCATGGGTTGTTGTGCCATCGTTGTGATGATTTCCTGCAACGTTGCCGGCTACCTCGTCAGCAACTTGATATCGTTTTTCTAAGTTGCCGCCGCCGCTTTGTATTATATAACTTTTAAAACCGCCTGCTGTTCTAATTACACCAGGATCATTATATTCTTCTGCACTTAATATACCTAGTGAAATTTTATAATTAACACCATTATGATTTCGTAAAGGATTAGGAACTCTACTAGCAGAAGAATCGTTACCTTTATACGGATCTGGCCAAGCATTATCTACAAATTCATCGTATGCAGAATTGTCTAGCTGATCTCGATACTGTGATAATTGTAATGCTGTATCTTCTCCAGTTAATCCTGCAAGGTCAGCTGCTCCTCGCTCGATTATTTTTAAAGGGTTATCAAGTAATCCAGTTAACTCTTCGGCATCACCTATTAGTCCTTGGAGTTTATTTTGAAGTGCGCCTAACACGCCGCTTGCTCCTAACAACCCTCCTATAGCTGCGCCTTTTCCGCCATCAAGTAATCCGCCTACTACGCCGCCTAGTAATGCTGCGCCAAGTTTATTAGTACTTAATGATCCGCCTAGACCGCCTGGTATTTTTCCGCCTACGCTTGCTCCAACTTTTGCACTAACTGTGCTGACTGCTGTATTGACTGCTGAATTAGCTGTACTCTTAACTGCTGCATTTAAATTGAACGCTGGCATATTATATTCCTAAAGTGTTTCTTAATGCAGAATGATCAGGCAAGAATATTTTCGTGCCTGCAATAAAATCAAAAACAGGATCTTTTAATACATCTAAATTACGCTGTGCAAATACCCACCATAACTCTTTTCTGCCGTATGTAATATGTGCAAGTAAGTCAGGACGATATGTGTATTCAGGAGTTATTGTAAAAAGAATATCTTTTCCACTTACTGGCACTGGTCGTGGTTTTAGTATGTCTAAATAACCTTGATTAGTTACTGGCGTATTTGCATACGGACTTAAATTGTTTCTCATTATACAAATCCCTCCGGTCCATTTATATGACCGCCGTTAGCATATGCAGATAAACTAAAGCCTGCTGCTGATCTTCTTGCGTATTGCGGTTGTAATGTAACTGTTATTGAACTTTGTGTAGGCACATAGTTTTGATGCCCGTCTACACTACACTCAATATAGTCAACATCAACAGGCAAGTCTGTTGTAAAATTTGTTATTACAACAGGAATATTATTTAATACATGTTTGCCGTAACCGTTAAGTCTGCAAACAACAGGTGGATTGCCAAGTGGTTGGCTATTACCGTAAAACATCTTTGTTGCGCTTCTTAAAAAGTGTAGGCATGCTAACCAATACCTTGCATCATTTTCATTTTCTTGATAAAAATCGCCTGTAAGTGTAATTGCATCTACTTGACTATTTTCATATGCATTATAAGCATAATTTGTATGTGTTGGATGCACTTGAGAGTAACTTGCACTGTGACTCAATAATACTGTAGGGTTAAACGGAAATATCATTCTGTTTCCAGTATTCCAGTGACTAGATGGAGCAGAAGGTTCACGTAATGGAGCTAATATGTTGCCGCCTGTTAAAAATACTTCAGGAACACTTATACTAACTCGCCAGTCGCCTGCTTCTGCAGATGAATTGTCAGCTGAGATAATAGCCCTTGATATTGTTCTGTTATTATTTGACCCAAACCCTGATGTCTGGCTTACAAAGTCAGCAGCTAACTTTCCTAACGGACCAAGGGCGCCAAGCTTCTGGGTTATTGCTCCTAATGCAGCGTCTTTAACAGTATTTTTTACATCAGATAACACACTACTCATAAAGTTAGATGCTGCTGATTTTATTGAAAAGGCCATAATTTATCTTGTCTCCTATACTACTATTTAGTTGACAAAATTAACATAGTAGTTTATAATAGTTATAACAACTGGAGAATGTAATGAAACCCAAGAATTATTTAAACAATAAAGACATACTTAAAGAAATACATAAGTCAAAGAATCAATTTAACAGTTATACTGAACCAGAATACGGTCAGTATGATATTATTTTGCCTACACTAGATAAAGTTAACAGACTAACTGTTACAGAAGCAAAGCGTAACAAGGCAAAGAAGATGTCTTCAGCTGAATACGAGCGTAGGAAAGGGTTAGGTGAAAAAGTTAAGCAAGCAGAATGCGAAACATTATATACTGAAATCACAAAAGAAGAATTAATCTTTCGCATTATGTCATTTGATCATATTCCTGAAGAGCCAGGTCGTAAAAAGAACCCAAAGACTGTTGCTGATACAAGAGTTAAGCTTCCCTTTCCACCATTTCATCATTACAAGTACAATGACGAAGGCGAACTTATATTAGTTGGAAAAAGTCATTGGGTAGGTGGTATGGACAATGGACATTTTAGTCATCAACATGGTAAAGCAACTAATACGCTTGCGCTAATGTGGTTAAAGCTTGTTGATCGTTATGCAACTCGTGGTAATGTTCGTGGGTATACTTATAATGACGAAATGAAAGGTCAAGCAATACTACAATTAGCACAAATTGGCTTGCAGTTTGATGAATCTAAGTCAGACAATCCGTTTGCTTACTATACTGCCGCTGTAACTAACAGTTTTGTTCGTGTTATTAATATTGAGAAGCGTAATCAAAACATTCGAGATGATATTTTGGAAATGAATGACTTAAATCCAAGTTATACTAGACAAAATCAAGGCGAATGGGAAGCAGCAGTAAAGCGCAACGAAGAAGCAGGCGCCACAGCGTTTGCAGAACTTAAACCCAAGAAATAGGTTGACAACTGTTGCATTTTACTATATACTTGTACATGTACATATGGAGAACTAAATTTGTTTAAAAAAGCTGCGGTATTTACGGACATTCACTTTGGTCTGAAAGGTAACAGTCGTATACACAACGAAGATTGCGAAGAATTTATTGATTGGTACATAGAACAAGCACAAGCTGCTGGTTGCGAGACTGGCATTTTCTGCGGAGACTGGCATCATAATCGTAATTCACTCAATCTTACCACTATGGACGCAACAATTAGAAGTATGGAGAAGCTTGGTGCTGCATTTGAGAAGTTTTACTTCTTTGATGGTAACCATGACTTGTATTATAAAGACAAGCGTGACGTTAACAGTACTGCCTTTGCAAAACACATACCAGGTATTACG